TGATGGTGTGACAGGGCCTTGAAAACCGTTTGCCTTGAGGATAAATAATTTTGCGGCTTACTGTGCCCGGGTGGCGAAATTGGTAGACGCACTCTTCGCGGGCGTGCTGGTTCGAATCCATTCCCGGGCACCAGATTTATTCCTGAGACCTCGCAGATTCGCGAGGTTTTCTTTTTGCCCTTCGCATTCTCCGGGACCGATAAATTGAAATCGAAGCTCATTTGAAATAATTTATTACAAATAGAGTCTATATAGGTGTTTGCAAAAATCGAATCTTATAGGTAAAATTTCATTTCTCTGTTGCCCGGGTGGCGAAATTGGTAGACGCACTAGCTTCAGGTGCTAGCGCCTTCGCGGGCGTGCTGGTTCGAGTCCAGTCCCGGGCACCAGACATACTTGTCATATCCCGTTAAGCCTCGGTTTTACGGGATTTTTTGTTGTCCGTTTTGGCATATCTCGTTATATTCAGGTTTAGATAACGGAAATTTAACGGAAACGCTAACGGAAATAAACGGAAATTCTCGGAGCGGATATGGCAGGAATCAGAAAAACACTCTGCGGGACCTATGAGGTCTATGGCTACAGACTTCAAGCAGACGGAACAAAACAGCGATTCTCCAAAACATTTAAAACACGTTCTGAGGCGAGACGATTCAGTGCTGAGTTAGAAATTAGCGCAGAGGAGCGATCCTCTTCAATCACGCTGTCAGCACTGATTGACGAATATATTTCAGAAGTCACTTCACAGAAACGCTCCAAACGTACAGAAGAAATCCGACTGAGACGCCTCCAGAGAGATAAGCTGGGTACTAAAGCACTATCTTCTTTTACAAACAGAACGATTGAGAACTACATAGAACGCCGCCTAGGCGAACGTGCTAAGAACCGAGACAACTATATTTCACCGTCCACTGTAAACAGAGAGCTGACTATTCTCTCTGATGTTTTCCAATTCGCGATTAAAAACGAACTTACGGATGTAAACCCGTGCCGGGGTGTTGAGAAACCTCGGGAGCCCGAGCATCGTGAACGTGTCGCTTCTGACGAGGATATACAGAGACTTCTGCAGGCTAGTGGCTGGGACGGCCACACAGTGCCAAAGAACAAAATGCAGTTGGCCGTGGCCGCTTTCTTGTTTAGTTGTCAAACAGGAATGAGAGCTGGTGAATTATTGAAGATTGAATATTCTTGGATTGATGACAATGTGCTGCATGTGCCAGCTGAGGCTACTAAAACATTGTCTAGGAGGGACGTGGCGTTATCAGAACGAGCTCGTGAGATTCTTAAATTAGTTATGGAGCTCGAGTATGAACCACGGATTTTTGGCGGATTAAACGATCACAACAGAGATACGTTATTCCGAAAGGTACGAGACCGTGCCGGCCTTGGGCCTGAGTACGATTCTGAAAATAGATTGATAAGAGAAGGGCTTAATTTTCATGACGGCCGCGCAACCTTTGCGACTTGGGCCGCCAGCCCTGATCCTGAGACGGGGGCGCCCCGCCTTGATGTCCTAGCGCTCGCTAGGCAGACGGGGCACAAAGATTTGAAAATGCTACAGCGCTACTACAGAGCGAGCGCTGAGGAAATAGCTAAGCGGCTGAAATAGCCAACTTTGCACGGGCGTGTCTTTTGTTTTCCATGTAATCATCAATATCTTTTGTGTACCAACGATCGCGCCCGTTCTCGGAGAATGCGTCAGGCTTGGGGAATTTGGGATCTTTCATTACCTCACGAGCGGCAGACGATCCGGGAGCAAAGCCAATTCGGATTTCTACTTCGGGCCGGGAGAGAGTGAGCTTGGTTGTTTTCTGAATCAGCTTTTCGGCGATCTGACTTGAGAGCTTGTCGGCCACCATGCTGGACAATTTGTCATAGTCAATGTCATTCATAGCTTGAAACCTTTACTCCGTTATACGCACCATCCGGGCGCGTCATTAAGTTCTTTGTTTTGTTCCAGAATTTGATAATGAGTTTCGGGCTGTCTTTGACGATCTCTTCCATGACCGGAAGGAAAAACGCGACAGCCTCTTGAATTGTTTTGAGCTCGTCTCCGGTCGGAACGTAGAACTTAGCTTTGTTCTTGTACGTCCGGAGATATAACGATGTCAGACTGTCAGAGAGAGCACACTGCAGCTCATTAGAAGAAATAAGATCTTCCTCACTCAACCGATCCTCTCCCAGTTCACTAAAGGTCACTCCGGTCAGGTTGCTGAAATCTGCCAGAGCTCTCATGTCATCTCGATCAAACGTGCCATTAGGCAATTTAAGTTCAACTGAGAATCCGACATTCGTCATCGTGTCGATAATCACATCAATGCGTTCCTCAGAGATGCGCGGAATCTCAATCTTTCGACATGTGAATTTTTTCCGAGGTTTCTTGTTCCTGGGCATTGTCAGAACCTCACGCGATCGTTGATGATCATGTCAGCAAACTCAACGTAGTAATCACTGTCAGGACGAGCAAATCTCACGTGAAAACGAAGCGTGTATTTGGTTCTGGATTCGTCTGTGATGCCGAGGGTTTTGAAAAACAGACAGTAGATTTGCTGTAATTTTTTCTCCGAGTACGGTGCCGTAGTGTCTGCGTGGATGACGATTGTCTTCGCCCAGTCGGGGATTTGAATATTTTCGGTTGTTTGCTTCAGGCTGATTCTAGTAATGTTCATTTTGCTTCTTCCTTGATTCTTGATAACTGGCGGTCGGCTTTTTCGTTCATTAGCCGAGTGATTTTTTCGTCATATTCCGGAGACTCAAGCAACAGATATTCCATTTGCCGAGATACTAAGAGAACGTCTGCTATTTCTTCGTCCGTTTTTCCCATAGCCTCAGCTCGTTTTTGAGCGATTGATTCGCCGCCTTCACCGTTCTCTTGCTGAATCATGAGACCGACGTTCTTCAACGTAGCAGCGGCCAGTTCTGCGCCTTCTTCGGCCAGTTTGATGGCCTGAAGGTCCATGCCGTAATGGTTCGCAATAGCTTGTAGCTTTTCTTGTAAATTCATTTGATGATCCCTTGTTTTCTAAGCCGTTCTCTGACTTCCCGTTTGATCTTTTCTGATCGTTCGCGCCTTGCCTGTCGTTCTTCCGGTGTTAACGTCAATTCCTTGTAAGCATTGGTGATGGCCTTAGCGGCTGCTTCTCTTGTGATGGGGATTGGTTTCCCGTCGTCTGAGCAGCCTGTAGAGTGAATAAATGGACGCCAGGGATAGTCGTAGCATTCATCCATGTAGACATCAGAGGCTTCGCAAAAATAGGACTTGAATGTCTGAGCCCAACATGCCATAGGAGGGCTCCAGTAGTTTCTGAACTCAACCCTGATTCGATACTTCCCGACCACCTGTTGGAAGACGGCTTCTGTAAATTCCATTGGTTCTGTCATTGTTTTATCCATAAAAAAAGAGCACCCGGGAAACGGATGCTCTGAGTTTTGATTTGTTCATTTAGTGCGGAACTTCGATAAGGATTGAATCGAAAGGAAGAGACATCTGAACGTCTTTTTGATACTCGTCCATTTTTAAAAGCATCACTTTCTTTTCATCTTTCCATTTGGCGAGAGAAGAGGCGCAGAAACTAATCTGCCGTTTTCGTTCGTCGAACTTTGCCTCCAGTCGTAGGGCCTTTTGGTACGTCGACAGGTTGATGTTCTGTAAAGCCTTTACCGCTGCTTCGAAGGCTTGAGCAAATCTGATTTGATATCGTTCTGCTCTTTTTCCGGATAACTTCATTGCCAAAATATTGAAGCCCGTTTGATTCATTCTGAATGCTGGGGACTCAATAAAGACATCCGGATTTTTAGGATGTGGACGGCTTGTGGTTGTCTCCTGAAAATATAGGAGACATAAAAGCTCCGAATTTCGAGCGATCAGGCCTCTAATAATCTGGAGCAAATTGTCATGACGGTATCCAAAATAATCCGCCACGACAGTTGACAGGACGGTGGGCACGCCATCAATAATTTCTAACGTCGGTGGCGGCAGAGTGGTTAATTCATTCATTTTGTATTCCCAATAAAAAAAGCCCCTCAAATTGAGGGGCGGAATGGTGTTTGTTGGTTTCTTGCCGTAATTGAGTTCTTTAGGTGTGAACTGTCAATGTACTATTGGAACTGTCTTTATAAAGTTGTTCCTTGTTTCGTAGCGGTAGGTTCCTTCTATAGTCGGCTTAGGAATGTTTACTTTAATCCCGTCATAGAAAGGCTTTTCTCTTTTAGCAAGTAGAGCTACATCTCCATAACAGTATTTGTCGTATTCTGAATCACATTCAAAGGCCAAAGCATTACCATCCGGCAAAACTTGAAAGACTCGATACGTTTTTATTTCATCTAACCAAACTGTCTGACCATCGATGACGGTACAACTAGTTAAAGTTAAAAAGCTTATGGGTAGCAGCAAAAGGAGTTTTTTCATTTTCACTGGGTGTTTGAACTGGTGAGAGGCTCATCCTCCTGAAAAAAGTTTAGCGACTTTCATGGCGATCTGTAAAGGAATTCTGATTTAACTGGATGCTTTTTACCTGTTTCTGCAGGTCACGCTGTTCGTCCAAAATCATCTTGAAAGCGAACCGGACATGCTTGCCCAAGAGGTAGAGCTGGTAGGAAAAGCAGGCCACGCAAACGCAGAAACAGCCCAATAAGAAAATGCTTTGAAAAGTTAAGGTCATTGTTTTAGTCCTAGATAGAAAATAAGCTCCTCGGTTTATTCCTTTATTCCCTTCAGAGTCGTTTCAACGGATTCCAGTCGCTTGATAACGTTGCTTAATAATCCGCAAATTCGTTGCGATGAGAAAAAAACAAGTCCGGAAAAACAGGCAATGCTGACGACCAGACACAAAATGTCGAAAACAAGTTCAGTGGTTGAAAAGTTCATTTAAGTACCTAAAGAGAAGAAAGCTCCTCGGTCCTAGAATTGAGATTGTCAAGAAATCAAATCTAAAACCAAGGAGCAAAAGTGGAATTATTTGTTCAAATTTTCATAGCAGTTGCGACGGGTTGTTCTGCAGTATTTATGTACGTAGAACTTTTGAAGAAGCGTCCCTTTGCACGTGCTGATGTTCTTGATCTCTCTGGATCAGAAATAAAAGGCTCTGATGCTGAGCGACTTCAAGCGGAAGGTTATTATCAATTGGTCGTTGAAATTCACGGAGGCCAATCAAACTGCCGAATATCACAGATCGAAATAAAAGGCGGACTCTTGGGAGAACTTCCAATGTTTTCTTTCGGGGAAGCAACTGAAAGCATAGAGTGCACGAGAAAAAAGATAGGCTTGAATATTGACTACGAAGCAGGAGAAAAACGAAACTTGTACTTTGCAGTTAAACCCACAGATAAAGAGAAAGGGACCTTGAAGATAACGCTCACATGTGACTCAATTTTTAGAATCCATACCGAGGCATCCTATCAAATGACCCAATATTTCTGAGTTAGACTCCTTTAAAGCCCTTCGCTTATTTTTTTTCAATTGAGCCTATAAATCTCACCGGCGCCGGTGAAATCCTTCCGGTGAAGCTATTGGCATAAAGGCGAAAATTGTCTTCTCCCGAAGCCGCCAGGTTCTTCCTTCGAAGAAATCAACGTCATAAAAATTGAAGCCCTCGTCTATGTACCTGAATATGCAGATTTGATCCTGCTGCGGCTTGAACCCCGGATAACCGAACCATCGCTCTTCAGGAAGGTATTCGTTTTCGATGTCATCGAACAAAGAAGGAGTTTGGTTGTTGCGGTCTTCCCAATATCTTTCATCCGGCGCCTGAGGATATTCGCTAAATTTGACCGGCAGGAAGCGGAAGAAATGGGTTGTATATGAAGACCTTGGGATCGGCTCCAGCACTGAGTAATACGTGATATCTACCAGATCTTCAAATTTCGGGGACCGCTTGATGGACATAACAATGCGATGTTCGGGAATTGAGCCTCCTGGGTAATTCTTCCAGCGGTCAACATAACTGATATCTGTCATTTTTAAAGGCCTGCGAAAAGAGGTTCGTTCCTGATGTCCATTAAAGCCTCCATAGCTTTCCTTTCTCGCTCAGCTTTCTCAGCAGCCCTCTTTTGACACCTGACCCTAAATTCTTCTGCTGAAAAATTCTTCTCGTTTGCACGGAATTGCTTGATGTCTTCGCATAATTTTTTGTCTTCTTCAGACAGCTCTGTCGGAACACCTAGGCTGAGTAAATACCGGACTGCTTCTCCTGGAGTCATTAGGTCGGTAAACTCTTCAATTCTTTTATTTAGTTCAGCCTCATCAACCTGAGATTTACCGGCGAAATATTCGGGCCGTTGTTGTAGTTCTTTCTTCTCAAATTCATCCGCAAACAGTGGAGCTGTCTTTTCAACTCTCGTTTGCATCCTCTTCCTTCTCATGGACGCTCGTTTTTCCTCGTCCATTTTTCTTTTTGGTTTGGGATGCTCGAAGTAGATGCCGATTGCCCAAGCGTTGATTCCCCAGTTGGAGGCAATTATCCAAGGAAGGGTTAACTCCTCCTCGAAGGGACTGCTGCATAAAATCTTCGGAAGGCCCGCAGGTCTCGGCTTGTAAGGATTCCTCCAGGTTACCGTGTACCTAAGCTCAGACACCGGTCGATCTTTCATGATGTCACCCAATAAAAAGGCCCTCCGAAGAGGGCTCGTTATTTTTCAACTTTGAACGTCACTGGCTCCCAGGCGTCGTAGGTCAATTCCTGTAAATCTCTCTTGGCATACTCGCCTTTGTAGAAATATCCGAAATCGCATCCGGGCATCGTCAATGTTGCGTAGTCTCCGCTTTTGTAGTGCCGGAGTAGAAAAATCCTTCCGTTGTAATGTGTTTTCTCAATGCACATCCTGCAGATAAAAAGGCTTCCGTCCGGATAATCATCAAATGGGATCGGCCCGGAGTGTGTCAGTGTGATTTCCATTTAGTCCCCCTTTTTTATATGGTTCTGGCAGTTCCTTGAATCCTTGTATTTGGGTCTGAATTTCTCCAACCCATTCGCCATCACAGCCAACGATTCCCCAGCGTCCAATACGGACCTCTGATCGCTCACCGATTTTTACCGTGATGAGGTATTCACCTTCCTCCGGAGGAAGGATCTCCGGGTAAGGATTCCAAGCATCTTGCTGGTAATCCTCGCAGAGAGAAAAGGCGGAAGAGTTGACTACGAAGGTCATCGATAAGAGTGGATTTACCTCTCTATAAAAACCGATAATCTCAGGAAACTCACGCCGATCAATGTCTGCATGGAAATTCTCGTCAATCTCTTTTTCGCTGAAGTTTCTTCTGAGAATGTTTGCAACCCTGAGGTCATTTGGTCTCCATTTCATTGCCATATTTGTTCTCCGTACCGGTAGGATCTGTCTGGGCTGTAATCGACATAACAGAACTGGCCCGGATAGGTAAGGCCCCGAGCAATTGCATTTACTAGTTCTGTTGTTTTTCCGTCGGCCGAAAGTCGCATGGCTTTTTTGATGATCTTTGTGGTTCCGTCATCCATAGCTGCTATGACACCAGCACAAATAGGATTGGCTGGAGCAGGTGTTGACCTTCTTGATTGTGGACGACAATGCAGAATGAAATCACACCACCTACAAAGTCCGTCTTTGACACACTGATTGTGGTCTTTCAGGTAGGCAGCGATCTTCACGGCTGTAGGTTCGTCCGCAAGAATGTACATCCTGTTTAAAAAGTCCATATAGGACGGCCATTTTTTATCTGTCCGGAAATCATCCCAGCAGGATTTAATTTCAATGCCGCAAAGCTCCATACCGTAGCCAATTCCCAGCACGTCTAGTCGGTGCTCATAACCGTTGCGGTAAGAGATTTCCGTATTCCAAACACCGCCGGAAACAAGATTTTCATTGAAAAATACATCTTTCTCTATCGCTTCTCGAAGTTCGTTACCCGGGTGAATACGATATTCAAACGTCCTGTGGATAGTGAATTGCGGGATTGCTTTGAAACCACGTTCGCCGAGGTAATTTTGTGCAATTTCGGTTAAAAGCCGTTCTTTTCTACCTCTTTCGGCTTGAGAGATATTGAGGATTGGATCTTCATCATTACACATCAATTTTCTCCCATCTCATCAATTCGGGGCCGGGAAAGGGAGTGTCAAAATCCATCGGATCACTGTTCGGTCCGCCAAAAACAAAGTCATCGTTCACATAAGTGAGGATTTCATAGAACTGCTCACCAGTTTCTGGATTGTTTAAAAGAACGATTATTTGATCCAGTTCATCAAAATGGTGATTTCGAGGATCGTCAGTGTTTTCAAGTTCTAGTTTCATTTGTTCGTCTCCGGTTGATATGGGGCGGGGAGGGATCTGAATGCAACGATGAGTCTGTCGTCATGGTCCTCCCAGGAGTAATCGATTCCTTCTTCAAACGAGCGTGTAAATGATCGTATAGCTAAATTTCCGTCTTCATCCTGCGTAAGCCACTTTTTCCCGTCAACCGGGGGCGTTACAGTCGGATATGGGTTCCAGTCGTTTTCTTGATACTCAGGAACGAATTCAACTAACTCTTTTTCGACTGTGATAGTTACACACAGACCTTTTTTGTTAACGGTAGATAATCGGAAGTAGTTATATAAATCGGTGTTTTTTTCAAATTCTTCATGAATTTCTTTATCCGTGAAGAATTGATTCACCTTCGCTTTTAATTCAGGGTCTTTAATCTTCCACATCGTTTTTCTCCTATACACATCCGCCACAGCAGCCGTGAGGTACATTCTCGTTAATCATTTTGAGGAGCTCGGTTTTGTGTTCCAGTAGCTCTGGATGCTCTTTTAATAGAGGCCCGGAGAGATCGTCCCATGGACCCTCTTCAACATGCTCATTCCAGTGATCATCAAACCAAACATCACCGCCAGAGATCATGTCTACATAGCCTGCATATTGTTTGCCGTCTGCCTTAAATGTCAGCTTCCCCGCACACAGGTTTGGAAAGCAGCCGCTGTAATCGATGAATTCGAACTGCATATTGGCCTCAAAAGAGAAGCCCCGCTTTCGCAGGGCTCCTGGTTACTTATTTATCGCTAAATATGTTTTTAGTTCTGGGTCTTTGATTACCCACATAACCTGTTCCTTCTGTTGCGTTCCTGGACGTATTCAATGAGGTGATCTGGAATGAGATAGGAGCCAATTTCAGTAACTGCCATAATGTCCCCAAATTTTTTATTGTAGAGATCGATCAAAGACTGTCTCCTTCTGATTAACAACAGTCTCTCGCAGTTTATGGCGAAGTTGATCTTGTTCCCTTTTGTCCTAGTTTTCAGAATAGGAGGGCAAGCAGAAATCTCTTTCTCCAGCTTGGTTAATTCAGAAAATAATTTGTTTGACTGGAAAATAGCTTGATTCAGTTTTATTTCAAGTTTCACCAGCCTGACAAATTTCAAAACCTTGTCTTTTTCCCAATACTCTTTTTTCCCCAAGAATCGAGATTCTGGAAAGAAAGGGTTCTTTTTTATCTGCCAGAACTTTTTAGCAGGAAGCCCTAAGAGCTTGCAGAATTCATCTTTGTTATAGAGAGGTTGACGTTTATTCTTCATAGTTCTCTCCCAAGCCCTGCACTTGCAGGGCTCTTGGTTTAATGAATTGAGAAGGGAATACAGATCCTGATCATCGAGTACGCCTAGACTTATTTTCCAAAATCCTTCATTGGTTTTGACCAGTCTGCCGATTGCTGTGTCGTCTAATTTCACGACATACGATTTTTTGCCTTTAGATTGGAAATTAATTTCGCTCATAGTGTGATCTCTTGGGGACAAGTTGTCCCTATGAATAACTCTTTCCTTTAGCGGCTCGCATGCCTTCCAAATGCTCAAACAGCTTTATGACGCGTTTGACTTCTTCCTCAGCATCGAGTGGACAAGAAAAGTATTGGTTGTTTAGATGAGAGAATAAAAAGGCTCCAAGGTCTTTACCGTCAGACAGTGCGTAAAGGCTGTATTCCAGACAGAACGTAAATCCAAGGTCTCCGTAGTCTTTGATGAAGCCGATAACAAGGTTGTAACGTAGTTTTTTGCTTCTATACTCGACTCGAACCTTCCCATCAATAAGTTTGAATTTGAGTCCCATTTATTCCTCTTTTAGCCGCTAGTTGATCGTATGCGGCCCTAAATGTTGAGTACCAGTCGGAGTATTTGTATGCCAAGAAACGATCCCCGTTTTTTGACATATTTAGTTCTGAGGCATTCATCAGGGCTAGCATGCACTCTTCGAAAAACCGGAGAATGTGCTTGTGCAGTTCTTCTGTGATCTGATAGACGAATTCCCGCCGTTCATCACTGAAGTAGTCCTCCGACTCAATTCCTTTTTCGATGATTCTCAGGATTCCGTTTGCCCGGATGAAATCGGTAGGGCTGAGCGGATGATCTTCTCCAAAATCGACGCTGAACGCCGAGTACATGAGATCGAGGTCATCTTTGTTGTATTCGAATTGCTTCATCTCAGTGCGAATGAAAATAGACCGTTTCTGTCGTACCAAGCACGCACGTAGTGCTTTGCTTCTTTTAAAGTTTTGAACTCTCTGATTGGGGGAGCACAATTTACAAAGAAAATGCTTTTCCAGCCTTTGTGCTTCTTAAAAAGAAATCCGCATAAGATGCCACAATAAAAAACTCGGTATATCGTCGGGCGTCCAGGGAATGATTTTTCAAAAATAATAGTCTGCATATTGTTAGGCCCCTCGTCGGGGCCTCCCTTATTGATTTACTTGTGCTCTTCAGTCTGTTGCTGAGGTTCCTGTTCGATGACTTCGGCGTCCTGAATGTCCTTGAAATCGTCAACAGAAACGGCATTGATGTCGATAACATCTGTCGGGTCGATTTTTTCCCCGGCCTCTCGTTTCGCGTCAACATTAGCCACCTGCAGGGCTTCAATTGAAACTGGCAAGTATTTGAAGAGGCGTCTGATAACCGTTTTCAGGGCCATCTGTTCAAAATACGCGTTCCAGATGTTCTTTGACTTAGCCTTCGCTTTAACAGCCTCAACCTCAGCGCGAGACATCACTTCGAACTGGTATCCGCCACCGCGCAGATTTGCGACTGCGTAGACAAAGGTGATCGGTTTTTTAACTCGGTCAGCTTCACAACTCGGCACGTGATGAATGTCCGGATGTAACCCGAGCTGGTAGCTGAACTCGTCACCTTCGTGGACAGCGAACGCAGACAGAGACAAAACTTGTCCGGAACGACGGGCAAGGTCAATCATGCCGCGATAGCCAAGGATTAATTGGCACTGGTTACCGTAGGGAACCAGGTAGGCTTGACCAAGGGCAGACCCTGGTTCAAGACCAAGCTGAGCAGACTGCATGACCGCTCCCAAGAAAGATGCAGGAGTTGTGTTGAGGAGGGCCGGAGTCTTTCGCAATTCGGTCGCTGCAATTCTTGCCATGCGGTCAGCGCTCAGATGTTTCGGAACGGCCAAGGCCAGTTGCTTTTTGAACTGGTCAGAAAGAACCTGTTGCACGATCGCGGGGGCTTTCGTTTTGGGTTTTGCGACTGGAGCAGAGGGTGCGCCGACTGCTGCGGCGAGTTGGTCGGATGTAGACATAATTTAATTCCTATGAAAAAGCCCCTCGAACTGGAGGGGCTTTGGTTGATTAAGAGTTACGAGAAATAAGCCAGAGGCAAAAATAAAGCCCGCTTGTGCGGGCTTGGAGGGAATTTGGCTCGGTTGATCCGGCTCAACCGAGAAAGCCTTTTCTTGTTGCACCGTACTGTAGTGCTCGAAGCGAATATTACACAAAACCGCTCTTTTTATCAGTAGAAACCCTGCTCATTTTGTGTAGCCATCAACCTAAAAGGTTACGCGCACACACGCATGACGCGAGTGGAGCTCTCTTTTAGATAGTCAAAGTAATCATTCAGGTGTTCCTGTTTGAAAGAGTCTGAGTCGAAGCGCTTGGATGTCTGGGTCTTGTACGTCAAAACCTTCTTGCCGTCCAAAGTCAGAATTTCGTTGTCTTTCATGTCGATGGCGATCTTGGCTTTAACCGCGTCTTGTTGCTTCTTGAGTTCTTTAATTTCGCCATTGAGGCGAGCATATTCGCCGTAGTTAATAGCCAGATCACCTTGAGCTTCGATAGCTTTACCATTAGATCTCCCGTAGAGCTTTAGAACGTCCTCAATGTTTATCGGTTCCGGAGGCGTTTTAGTTAGAACATAGTTGTTCCAGAATGCAGAGCATTTTTCCTTGATGACCTGGAATACATCCGGACGAGCATCTACCCAGTACATCCGGAAATCAGATCCTCCGATTAGAACCGCCAAGTACATTCCTCGAAGCCTCAAAATTCCGCAATACCACTGAATTTGCGTCTCGTAATAAAGCGGGATTTCATGCTCGGTTCTCAGGTTGTTTTGTTTGATCTCAAGTTCCTGCGAAGGGCCCCAAAGATCTGCAGTAAATGCATGAGCGGTCTTGGCCTCAAACGCAATGTCTGTCGTGATCGGACGATAGCCATATTTGGCAATTTCTTTCTCAGTCATCTCAAGCGGACGAACCCGCTTTGCAATATCCGGATTGATAATTGCTCGGTCGATGTTTGCAATCGCCCAAGGAGTTTCCGGATCAGCGAACTGGTGGTTGACGTTTTGCAGTTTGAAACCGGTTCTAAGAGCGAACTCCTTTGCGACAACTTGCTCTAATGTCGTTCCCCAGTAAAGGGAAGAGGTCATTTCATGTTCCGGAGAGAGTCCAAGCTTATCGTTCCAGACGTCCAAAGGGGTCCTCCACGGGCTCAGCTGAAGAACAGCTGCTACATCAGAACCGCCGATACCCCGGCGCCGGCCTTCGAGCCATTGTTGTTTGTCTTTTGTCATGTCTATTCCTTGTGTGGTGAGTTAGTGAAATTAAAAAGTGCTGAAAATGGTGTTGGGAGCAGGGTTGACTTCAATTTTTCCCACTCTCGTTCGCGTTTCTTCCTCGTAGCTTGCTCTCGATATCGAGCTCGCTTTCTGGCGAGAATTTCTTCATGATCAGGAGAGTTATGTTGTTCTTTTTTCATAGATTCGCAAGCATTCCCGGGATAAAGAGCAGCAAAATGAGGACAGCGGCGAACAGGATGAAGGCGAAAGCAACTGCTAGAAAATTTTCACCGTCCTCGGTCTTTGCTTTCAAGACACGTCCGATCACTGTTAGTAACAAAACCCATGCGTAAGTGAATATTGCTAACTGGATTCCATTCATTCCTCTCATGATGATTTCTCCAAGAAAAAAGCCCCTTCGATGGGGCTTCTAGTAGTTATCTATGTGAAAAAGACAACAACAAAATAATTATTTGTTGCAGTTGATTATTGTCTCGATCACGTTATCGAGCTCCTTTCTCGTAGCTCTGAGATAAAAATTGATTGCTCTGAGTTGATCAACGTCTGAGCAGTCGTTTGCGTAAAATCCTGTAGAACGTAATCTGGTTATCACTTCTGTGATTTGTTCCTCAACGGTGTAAATTTTTTCTTTGGCACCTTGCAGCGCTAGGATTTTTTCAAAGTCTTCTTTTTTAATCTTTATCATTGGCGTTCCCTAATAAAAAAGACCACATTTCGGAGTCCCCCTAAGCTACAAAAATTGGAACTAACAAAGTTTGTGAAAAAGCCCGATGGACTCGGAAAGATGGTCTGAAGAAGTCCCCGTCTTTCCGGGGTGTCAGGGTTTTTGCACGTTCAACACGGATGTCCTCTCACCCTAACCGCTATGCACCTGAACGTCGGCAGCGCAGAGACTCTCTTCCATCATCTGCACCGGCACTGATACTCTCTGGGAAGAGCCGTATTCTTTATCTGAATTTACCTGCAGCCAGTTTCATAAGGCGTTCGGATTCCTCACTGAAAAAGCTATTTATTTCGTCAAGCTTCTTTTGAAGAGATTCGTCAGCAAGCTTGCAATTTTTGAGCTCATACCCAAAGTCGTTAATCAGCTCGGCAATCTGCTCCGCTTTTCCGGAACCCCTCAGAGCATCCTCAACATCCGAATAATCACGTTCTTCAATTACAAGTCTTTCCATTTTGTCTCCTTTGTTGGTCAATTCATTCAGAAACCTCTTCCGCTGCCGTTCAGTGAACAGACACAAGGGATTTAGCAGAGAAGAGGTTTGTGAATGAACTTGTTCAAAAAACGTACAAGTTGGAGTTCCGTCTATAATTTGCTTATACGGATTGGATCGGGCTGATCCGAGTGGTCAGCCCCAGACGGAATGCAGAGTGAGAACTCTGAGAAATGCGTCCCAGTGGCGGGCGCCGGAAACTGTCCTAGCGGCAGGCCGGCGCTTTTGAATTTTCAACAGTACCGACGAAGGTAGTTGTAGATTTCATCAACCTCCCACCAGCTGCGACCAAACATGCAGGCGTAATCCCAGCAGTTACCGTAGTCAAACTCATTTTTTTCAAACAGCTTGTCGCAGTAGGCTTTGGCAGCTCTTTTCTGCTCCAGTAATTCGAGCCGTTGTTTCTTCGTTAATTTCTTCGGTTTTTCCATGGTTATCTCCTGATGGGCAAATCTGTCAGCTCGGCCTGTAGGGCCTCAAATCTTGCAAAAATGACCTCTAGCTCGATGAGAGCTCGTCTTTTTGTTCGGAAACTCAGACCGAAAACGTTTGCTAATAACAAATCGTTTACCTTGTCTTGTTCTTTCATGAAGAATCCGGAAAAACGCCAGTCATTAGGCTTCGGTCTAATTAAGCTGATGATGTTTTGACCCTTGTAGTAAATCTCATAAGCTCGAGGGACAACGCGCTTAGCCTTTAAAAGCATTTTTTCTCTCCTTCAAAAAACAAAAGCGCCCTCCGAATCCATGACAAGTTAGGACGGATACATTCAGGAGAATCCGGAAGACGCTTTTGTTTGCGCTCTACAGTTTCTCTTGCGAGAGCGCTTAGCTCACCCAGTTCACGAGACTGGGACGCCCGAGTTTCTGTTCTTGGTTTTGATTTCCTCATCTGGTTAGCTTCTCGGGACCTCAACGCAGGTTTGCTGTTCTTGATACTGCGTGCATCTCAAATGCGCTATTTGTCAGAGGTCTCTAGCTGAAAAGTGTTTCGTGGCTACCGTTTGCCTTACTCATTCACTTCACTGACTGCTGGTGTTCGATTGTCTGTCTTCGCGTGACCAGCACCGCCTGCATCGGCCGTTTCGAATTTTTTCACTAGCAGGCTCTTTTTCTACCTGCGGCGTCCGGGTTTAGTACTCCATGGCCCGGATTCTGAAATTGTTTACCTTAGAGGAACATCAGGTTTCTCCTTAAAATCATTAAGGAGAAGTATAAGGTGAAAATTAGGCAAATGCAAGGAAAAAGTTAGGATTACCTAAATAATTTTCCAAAAGATTTTTAGGTATTGAGAAAATTGATGAATTGTAAGCAAGAAATAAGGCGCTCTCGCGGCCATAAAAAACCGCCTGGGGGCGGTCAAGAATGATTTCAGTGATTATTCATCAAATTCAAAGGGCAACTGTCCTCCGAAAGCTAAAGAGAACCTTCGTTCGTATTCTTCCACAGACTGGCTGGTTTTGGCGATTCCGACTACTTGCCAAATATGCGCACGCAACGCGGTCAAGCCAATTTCGCTGAGGAACTGGTGAAGTTTGTCGTACTTTTTGCCTTTTGATTCTTTTTTAGCTTCCTTGAGCAACGTCAGGAGCCTGCCGTTGCTCTTGGCCAAAGGAAGATAAATGAACTTCAAAGTTAGATGGTAATGCTCCCAGTTACGACCGCGGACTGGCACAGGTATGTCATACAGCCTTTGCCATTCTGCGTATAAATCGTCTGGGAACTCCTTTGACCATTTTCTTGCCTCTTCAAGGATGTACTCTCTAAAGGCTGCGATTACCGCTTCTTTTGTGGAGTTGTACCCAGCGAGCTTGTAAACAAGTTCTCTAATACCTAACTTGGCAGAGGCCTGAAGAATAATTGATGCGTTTTTTACTAAAAAAGTTTGATTTGATTTGAGACGATTGTCGTCATTTGCTTTTACGATAGCCTGACAGATATCAATTAAAACTGTTACATCGTACCCGTGAGCTTTTACTTCACCGCCATCTATATTTGTTTTAAAAACAATAGGATGAGAGCTGTTTTTTAATAGTTCACTGCCGGCATAATCAGAGATAAATTGAGTAGTTAGAAAAGAAGGAAAGGTATCTCCTCTAATACTAGTGAACCCCAAAGCCTGCGCCATTCCCCTTTGGCTAATTACTGCAGTATGAGCAGAATCGTTTAGAACATAACAGGGTATATCGATTCCCAAGACTTCTTTGAAACTTCCTTTGTGAATGGCCTTAAAGCCACCGCTCTTTACTAATGCTGCATTGCGTGCAATTTCAGATCTGCGTTCGGGAGAGAGTTTCTTGGCTCTTTCAACACCGCCTTTGGACTGCTTAGTTTTATCATCCATAGCAAGCACCTAAAAATATAATTTGCTTGCTTGATTGTAACTGATTTTGTTCTTGGTTGTTAAAGGTTAATCGGCTACTTTTATGTACAAAAAAACCGCCCGGAGGCGGCTATTGAACAATCACAACCTGTACTTTGAAGGTTCCTGTGTATCCGGTACAGTCTGGCATGGTGGGTAAAAAATGACTTCTTTTCCTCTGTACTTTCTTTGGACAGAGTATTGAATTCCATACTCGACTTTTCCACAGCCATCATACAAATCGGTGATTTCCGAAACATTATCGTAAGAAACCAGCCAATTTGCGGGGAGCGTCTTAATAATTTGCGAGAGCTTTAAGTGGTCCAAATGGGTAAAAGAATTCAAATATAGAGACTGACCTTTTAGATAGTAAGGAGGATCAATATAAAAAAAGAATTGTCCTTTTCGTTCTCCAACTTCTTCGATTAGCTCTCTTGCATCCAGTCGGTAAATAGAGATGTTTTCACGAAAAGCAGCCAACGAGTTCAGTTGCTTCCGAATTCTTTCTTTGTTGAACCGGCAATCCAGTTTCCAAGCTCCATCTTGTTTTTGACCTCCGATCGGCCCCGCCCAAAGAATTCCGGATCGATTGGTTCTGTTGAGAAAAAGGGTTGAGAAAGCAAGATCTAGAGTCCCTACAAAATTTTCCTTATTTCTTTGAATGTCTCTTTGCTTTTTCCATTCATCGATAGTTACAGGCGTAGTTTCAATTAAGGAAATGAGTTCTTGGGTGTTATAGACTGCATGCTTCCAAAATGAATAAATCGCTGGGTCTATATCATTAATATGAATGTGTCGGACAAAGCCTTTCTGCAGGAGGTACAAGGCAACTGCTCCGCCTCCGACAAAAGGTTCTACGTATTCACAGCCTTTTAAGTTATTGTCCAGGATGGTTCGGGCAACGTATTGAGAAAGTTTCCCTTTCCCTCCAGGGTACCTTAGCGGAGAAAAGTTTTCGTGTGTCATGTTCGTGGCTCCTTGCCAACCATACTAAAGGGTTTCGAATAAGTTGGCCAGTGAGGTTTTCTCCCTAAAATAATGCTCACTTCCAAGCTTCGGGAAGAAAGACGTGTTTGTAGTAATCAATTAGTTGGGCTTTAAATTCATCAAAGTCCTCTTGGTTGCCTTCAAACCAAACAGTTACTGTGGCGTTTAACCATTTTGGATACTTCTTCTGCTTTTTGAACCAATCCTTGGCAAGCTTTCGGTCGTTCGTTACGTCCTCATACGTGATATCTCGGAAGCAAACCTCTTTGTTGTAGGATGGAGCAACTCGTTGCCAGTAAGGAGAAGAATCGGGAAGGTTATACAGAACATTGGCGAGGACTCTCTCAGGGGAGTCTCCTCCCGGAAGTTTCAAAATGTTTTTCCTTTCTTTTCTTAACTTGGAAATACTGGCATCACCGTCCAAAAGAATCAAAATTTCCTTTGAAAGCATGAGCTCAAGGTTTTGGTTCATTATTGAAATGTAAGTATCACAGCCCAAGGTTCCTTTGACGTAATGAACGGGTAGCCTGATTCTCTTATTCAGAGCCGCAAAGAAATTTTTTGCTTCCTCATCTTCTGTGCAGATTTTAATTTTTTGTCTTTCGGGAACTGTGGCCGTGAGGTTTAATACGTCTCCAATAAAAGAATAGTTTTGTTCGTTTTTAATGATGATTTGTTTGTCCTTTTTTTCCATTAGGACAATCTTTACGTCATCAGCTTGTTTATCCTTAAAGTGAGAAATCCTTCCGCAAACATGCTTTAAAAGGGATAGGGAATGGGTAGTTAAAATTACTTGAAGTTTTAATTTAGAAGCTTGCTTGAGAAGGAAATCGAAGAGTTTCTCCTGAGCAACTGGATGCATTGTTGCATCAACTTCGTCGATTACTAAGATCCCGCCCAAATAATCTTTTTTATAGTTGTCCTTTAATCTTTTAAAGGAAAGGATGGCTGCAATTATCTTGCCCAAGTTGTCTTGCCCTGAGGAGTTCTGCTGCCAATCGTATTCTTTAGTGTCAAGAGCTAATGAATTTTTTTGTTTTCCTGCAACATGAGAGACCGTCGGAGAGTCGTTTTTGACGACGGACATAATCCTATTATGGTTTTCAATAAAAAAAGATTCTTCTTCCTTTGAAAAGATTAAATCGTCTTTTTGGGAGTTAGTTTCGGCTAATGGGACCAGTCGTTGGAGGCTAAGGAATATAACGGGCCATTCTTTATAGCCGTCACCACTTCCTCTCTTTCCTTTTTGCCAAAACCTCACTGTTTTAGAGCCCGGGCGCGGTATGCTCTCTATTTCAAATTTAGAATTGTCATCAAAAAGCAACGTCCACTCATGCTCTCCAGGCTTATCGAATTTATCCGATAGTCTAAACTTTTCTTTAAAGCTCGATCGATAATCTCCTCCGGAAAGCGGTTTTTCTTTACTCATCGGGTTGGTGGATTTAAGAGTAAAGGTCTGACTGAGCATCCCTAGCAACGTGCTTTTTTGTGTTCCGTTACGTCCAACAATAAATGTAACTAGCTTTCCAATTTCAGCGGTTTGTTCCTTAATTCCTCTGAAGTTCTTAATTTCTATACGAGTTATTTTCATGACGTTCCACTTCTGCTAACAATTAAGTTGCTGGATATGCTTCTCTACACGACAAATAGAGGTTTCTTTGTAATCACCGCGGTTTACACCCCGTTAGTCGTACCTTTTGAGGTTCATGGAGTTGACGACGCGACCTAAGACTTGAAGCCTAAATTCAACTTCTTCGATGGGAATCTCAAATGGCCTGTAAAGGGAATTGTCCGAAATAAAAAGAACAGCCCCGGGGATGCGCTGAACGCGCTTTACATACAGGTCTCCATCTACTAGAACGCAAAAAACACCGTCGCGCTTAAGATCTCTGTCTTGACGGTCCACCACAATCAAATCGCCATTTCTGAAGGTTGGTTCCATTGAATCACCAGAGGCGGTAATGAGTTCATATCCTTGCTCCCTAATCTTGCTAATGTTTTCTTGGAACCAAGGACGCGAGACCTGTATTTGTTCAACAAAGGCCTCATCCTCATAATTCTGGACGCCGAAAGACCCGCAGCAGGCTTGTATGTTGATTCTTTTCAAGTTGATGATGTTGTCATCGGGCCAGTCGTCAGGAGTGTGGTTGGCATCCATCCAGCCATAACTGAGGCCTAATTTTTCTTCGATGTCTCGAGCAAGCTTATCGCCCATTTCATAAAACGTTCCATTCCCTCTATCAGAACGGTTTCTTATCTGGCCGAGCGAAGGATGATTTCGTTTCCTGCCCAGCTGTTCGTTTAGCTCAGCAAGGGAGCCAGCTCTGCTAACGAGCGTGTTTAAGTTGTCTCGACGAATTTCAGCAACTGTTTTCATTTCAAATGTCCACGAGTTTCAAGCTTTTGATTACTCTGCCAATAATGCGAACTTCAATGTCAGAATCAAGACTTATTTCAATGTCTTTATATGCCTTGTTGGTGGAAAGCAACGCAATCTTCTTGCCGATCAGTTTCTGTATCCGTTTGATGTAGGCTTCTCCATCAACCACTACCAGATAGATACCGTCTCTTAGGGCCTCTCTGTCTGTTATGTCAATAAATACAGCGTCCCCATCTCGAATCTCTGGCTCCATCGAGTCGCCTAAGGCCGTGATGATCTTCACGTCCCTTGGGTTGTAGAAAGCAAAGTTTCGGGAGAACCACGTTGGAGTGACCTGAAGGCTTTTGATTTCAGGGTAGCCCTCGAAATTCATCACTCCGACACCGCAAGAGCCATAAAAGTCAACTTGCTGGATGGAGATCATGTTGGCCGTAGGCATCGTTTTGTCGTTGATTGAGCCAGTGCCTTTCATGAGCCATTCTGTGGTGATGTCTAAGAATGAACAAACAGCAAAAACGTCATCGAATTTCGGCTTTGAGACATCGCCGTCGATCCATTTTTTGATTCCGGCAGGTGTGATGCTGGTTGCCTTTGATATGTCCGCCGGAGATTTTCCACGTAACGCCAAAGCCTCATTTAAGCGGTCCGCCCATGTTTTTTGCTCTCTACTTATCACCATAGTTCTTACTCCGTCCAAGAGCAGAGTTTTGGGTTAGTTGCTTTCCAACTCTTTGGAACTCTCAAACTGATCCAGATCTTTCTATGACTTCTCCAATGATCTGGACTTGCTCAGTGTCGACTGGTTTTATTGTTTCGTCCTCAAAATTTGGATTTTCTGAATGAACCACTATTGAGCCGTCAATCTTTCTATAGAGCCTCTTAACACGTAAGGCATTCCCAAAAACAAAGGCGTAGATTCGACCATCGATAATCTCTGTTTTTGAACAGTCGACCAGGACAACATCGTGGTCGAGCAAAAGAGGCTCCATAGAGTCCCCCTTTACTTTGAACCGTTTGCAGTCTTCTGGGTTGATGTTTTTTCGCTGAAACCAAGATCGGCGATAAGCAGCCTTATATTCAGAAGCAAGTTCTTCTAATGTTGAATTTTGTTCAAATCCTGCCGCAAACCGAATTTTGTATTCTGGAATTTCTACCCAATCGTCGTCATCACAGACTTCTTCCGTCACCAAAACATTTGGGGACTTCATTGGACCGTTACCGGTTGCTAACCACGTTGAAGAGACGCCAAGCAATTTGGCAACTTTAGGAAGGTAAATAGATTTGATGCTTTTCGACTTGCCAGTAAACCAATCAGAAACCGAGGCCGGAGAGATCGAACATAACCTAGCGATGTCACTTTTCTTTAGTCCGGAATCACTTAGCGCCAAGGTTAAACGCTCTGCCAATGTTGTTTTTTCGTCCATTTGCGTAACCCTTTCTTTATTAGGTTTTCCTAACATATTTTAAAGAAAATTATTTAGGCGCATTGATTAAATTATTCGGAAAACCTTATAATGAAATAAGGCAAAATTTAGGAAAACTTTAATCATGCGAAAAAGAACCGATATTCATACCGCTCGCCTAATCGTCGACTCTTTGGGCGGAACTACAGCGGTCGCGAACATTTGTGAAGTCAAACCAGCCAGCGTCTCCGGATGGTTGAAATCTGGAATGCCAGAAGGCCGCCTTTTGTTTTTACAGAAAAAGTTCAAACGTATTCCGGTGATTAAACACGCTGTCGCCAACTAAATAGGAGTCAATATGGCTCGCTATAAAAAAATTGACGTCCGAATTTGGAATGACGCGAAATTTAACGTCCTGAGTTCTGACGCTCAACTTATATTTTTGTACCTTCTCACGTCGCCCCAAACAACGATGCTGGGCGCTGTCCCTGTAGATAAACATACCGTATCGAGAATTTTGAAGTTTGACGATATACGGTATGGCATAGGGTATAAGCAACTATCCCAATACGGTATGTTGGAGTACGACGAGGCTGGAATTTTCTGGATTAAAAACTTCCTGAAATACAATCCGCCGGAGAATCCCAAGGTCGTAATTTCTTACGCTTCTTTATTAGATCTTTTTCCGGAATGCCCTCTATTAATAAAGATTGCTAAATCAGTGCTGAGGGCTTGCGAGGCAAGGGGAGACTCCTATGTGAATGCCTTACATCCGGAGTTCAAAAAACTTGCTAAATACGATATCGCAAAGGGTATGACATACGGTATCGCATACCCTATGGCATATCAGGAACAGGAACAGGAACAGGAACAGGAAATATATACACACACCGAAAAGAGCGAAAAACAGTCGGCAGTTGCAGAAAATTTCGCGGGGCGTGAGTGTGAAAAACCAGTTTCTCTAAAAACTGAAGCCATTGAGGAAGAACTTCCGCTTGAAGAGCAGGAGGCAAGTGTTTCCAAAAAGGAAATAGTTGAACCGAAGCCAAAAAAGGAAGTCAAGACACAACGCCTCCAGAAACCTGAGGAATTGACTGACGAGTTTTGGCAGGACTTTTTGGCTTACCGAAAGCAGAAGAAGGCGCCGGTAACGGAAAGAGTGGTTTCACTTCTTCGCAAGGAAGCTAAAACCGCCGGCTGGAAATTGGAAGAGGTCATCAATGAAATGATGGTCCGCAACTGGACAGGGTTCAAGGCCGATTGGGTTAAAGACGATTGGAAAGATCCAAATGCTCATTGGGTATCTGCTTCTGAATACAACAAAGAACTTCCTCCAGTCACGTATTCAACTGGTGCTAGATCTAAGTTCGTAGAAAAACTTCATGCCGGCATGAGTGCCTACGACATCAAAGACCTTCCCAAAAATGAGGAGCAGAGATGATGTTTGCCGCTGCTGCCGTTGTTCGTGACGATCAGGGTAGAACGTTTTACGAGCATCCGGACGCATTTACGACTACCCAGTTGGTCTTTTTCCCTCGCCTGACTGACAGTGAGCTGGCTCTCTATCAGGCTGATGCGATCTACGAAGATGAAATTGAGGTGTTGCCCAGAAGACGGCCACAAGTTCCGACAGTGCTGTTTTCGTTCTGTGATGAGCCAAATCACATTAAGGCCGAATTTCTCCGAGGCAAGACCGTACTGATCGACTTTATCGATGTCGACGATACGCCCGAACTCAGAGAAACCGTCCGTCGTTGGATGCTTGAAATTCCTAAAGCTCTACCCGCCGCCGTCATCGTTTCGGTGATGTTCAAAAACAAACAACTGATTGCGTGGAAATTTGACTATGAATCCAAAAAATACAAGCGTTTCGCCTGAGCTTGATGACTACTGGGGCGATCCGACGGGCGGAGCCGAAATAGAAACCTCTTTGTCGGAATACGAGAGTAGGGCTTACAAGCCTCCTGAGTTCTTCATCAACAAGGACGTTCTTGAGTTTAAGAATGACTTCCAGAACTATCTGGACGCGAAGAAGACCCATGTGTCCAAGTTCACGCTTCCCTTCACGCAAACCAATGAAGGCTGCATCGGTCGACCGATCGATTTTGAATTTCGACCCGGAGAACTGACGGTGTTGGCTGGCGAAAACGGTTCCGGAAAATCTCTGCTGCTAGGGCAGATCGGACTTCACCTCATTTCATGTGGAGCTTCTCTCTACATTGCTTCCTTTGAAATGGCTCCGGTACGGACGATCGAAAGAATGCTCATGCAGACTGTCTGCAGCACTGAGAAACGGATGATTGAGGAGCCTGACGTTGATCTTTTCTTCAAACAATTCGCCTCAAGAATGCGAATCTGTGACCTTCAGAGAAAGGTTTCTCCGGACGAACTATTGCGCCTCCTTGACTCAGCCGTCCGTGACTATAGGTCAGACATCCTCTTTGTGGACTCGCTGATGATGTGCGTCAGGGACGACATGGACAAGAAGGAGACGGACTATGTGATGACCAAACTGGTTGAGTTTGCTCGGAACAACAATGTCCACATTGTTGTTGTGGCCCATTGCCGCAAGCGTGGAGATGCCAGTTCAAAAACTTACTCCGTCTTTGATTCAGCTTCAAAAGACTCAATCAAAGGGAGCTCCAACATCACAAACATTGCCTTCAATGTTTTTGTCTTGGCTCGAGATTTTTCCAAAGTGCAAAAGAAGGCAGAAGGAAAAGATGTCGATGACACCAAGCCTGATTTTGTTTTGAACCTTTGCAAGCAGAGAAATGGATCTTGGGAAGGGTTCATCAAGCTTTGGAGAGACAACGCCAGTCTGAATTTCTGCACGTCGTGGACGCGTGTTCCAGTGAGGCCATGGCTGGATTTAACAAAGTCCGAGCCGGCGCCGGAACCCTACTTTTAGGAGGTTTTATGTCTGAGAGTGCATGGCAGATGCTGATGATCATTTTGGCGCCGGTGGTGTTCATCAATCTGGTGCTGTTTGGGCTACTCGTGAGGGCGGCGCTTCAGATCAGTAAGGAAACCAAATTAACCGATCGGTTAAAAAGGAGTTAAAGCATGGACGTTTTTGGATATTTTTGCGTGTACGTGCTCGGATGCTGTGTGATCGGTTGCTATTTGGCAGGGAACGAAATGAACTTTGATGTCCTTAATTTCTTCGCTCTGGTAGGTCTATCCGGTGGAGTCTTAAGCCTTATCGACTTTGCATGGTTCGCCTACTCAGGATCGAACATTGATTACAGCCTGAAGATTTTGGGGATGGTTATTGCTGCCGATTTCGTTTGTGCTTTCCGAAGGAAGTCTGAATGAGCGGGTGCTGCCTCTACTGCATTCATGCTCAGGCCTTTTGGATAGGACCTGACGGGAAGAAGCATCTGCCTCCAAAACAGTCCTTTGGGGACATGAACATCTACTGTCACCATCCGGACAAAGGCGCCGGAATCGAGTGCTATCCGGTCTCGTTTGCTCGATGCTCCGTGTTCGAGCAGGCAGGAGACGAGCAAATTCAACGCAGGAGAGACTTCTTCTCGCAGTTTGAGCGTTGGCCTTCACACGCTCAGATCATCGCTCAACGGAACTCTAATGTTCTGGAAACAGCATTAAAGAATTCAACCAAACAACACAAACTCAATCAGGAGGGATAAATGAAAAGGTTTTTACAAGCAAAAGGACGGCTCAGGGCCGGGGAAATGAATCGGACCGAGGCCGCTTATCGAGATTACCTTGAGCAACAGAAAAATGCAGGGTTAATTCTCAAATATTGGTTCGAGCGCTTCACTTGGAAGATTGCTTCAAATCGTTGTTCCTACACGCCCGATTTTTTGGTCATGCGTCCGGATAAAACGCTAGAGCTTCATGAGGTTAAGGGATCTCTGAAGATCTTCCAAGAAGATGCAAAAGTGAAGTGCAAAGTCTGTGCCGATGAGTGTCCGATTCCGCTTTTCATCGTCACACCGAAACCGAAGAAAGAGGGAGGGGGCTGGAATGTATTGGCCTACTAGCACTGAAGGTTATGTTTTCTGGATGATCAATTGCTACGTCGCGATGTTCGTCTTCCTTTGGATCTTCAAATGGATTACGGATTATTTAGAACGCCGCGACAAACTCAGAAAAAAGGTTGAGTTCTGGGGGCTGTCAGCTCTCGGGGTTACTTATCTCTACTGCATGCTTAGCTACTTGAGGACTCTTGGATGACAGAAACAGAACAAAAACTCATTGATGATCTCAGACCTCGTTTGGACAATTGGCGGCGGGCATATCGTGACCGCGTTGTTAAAAACGTCTCAATTGCCTACGCGGTAGAGAGAGCTCTCGCATTGACGAGGAACAAGACTGATTTTTCTGAGGATTATTCTGGTCCGGACGATCGATCTGATGATTTTGGAATGAATGTTGACCAAAGAGACGCAGACTTGCTCAACTTGGTTTGGCAATACCTGGATGTGCCAGGGGCCGAATTTTTGACGATTGGAGAAGGCGGACTAAACATTAAGACGGCGAAAAACATCATCCTCCTTTATGTGTTTTCCAATAATTATGCTCTACGTAGAGCTGGGCGGAAAATCTGGAAAGTGAAGGATATAAAACTAGAAGGTTGGATTAAGGAATCTTTGGTTTTCTTTGCTCTTAGGCTCAGAGCTTATGAAGCAGCAAAGGCTAAAGCAGAAAAACAATAAGGGAAAACAGTGCGAATGTCTCAGGTAAAGATGGGATATTCGCCTGATTATTTCTCAACTTGCCCTGATAAAATTTAAAAATTACATACAAACCCTAGGAGATCAAAAATGAATAAAAAATCTCTTTCTGTCCTAGTTGGACTGACTGCTCTTCTATTGGCTGGATGCAAATCTGAAATCACGATGCCAGTCACATACTCAGAAGTTTTTGGCGCTCCGGTCATTAAGAATGCCCGATTGGATATTGAAGTTCCGGCATGCAAAGAATACAAGAGCGACTTAGAAAGTTCTTCTGTCTTAGAGGCCAAGCAAAAAATTAACTACGTTTTCCCAAATGCGACTTATTTGGGGTGCAAGAGAGGAAGCGGAATAGACACTTTTGCCCAGTTTCAACTTCCATTTAAAGTGGGCGGTATTGGGCTGAAGGATTGCAATGCCAATGAGATTTGCGTCGGTTCCTCTCAAAACAATCAGTTCATGAATGTTTTTATTGGAAAAGACATAAAAACCAAGATTGATGAGTTATCGCGATCAGCCACGATTTATGGTCCGAAGGATGTGAAGGTACGGTTAGTCTTTAAGAACGATACAAATCAAGCCCTCGGAATCGATTACATAAGTCTCTTCTTGAGTGATGGAAAAGAAACCATTCCAGTGCATAACGTGAAGAATGCCAAGTTTAACTCTGGGTTGGCCGCGTATATGACATTGAGTGACGTTGCCTCTGCCTCATTGCTCCGGAGGGGCGTGGTTAGTGTTACGAGATTCCCGGATAGAGAATTAAAGGAAGTGGAAGCACCGGCTAAGAAATAGCATTTATTGCAATGGGTGCCTCGGTGTGGTATTGTCAATAAGACAATTTCAAGCCTGTGATACTCAGGCGCCGATAGGCTTAATCTGAACGGGTTCCTTGCGGAGGAGCCCGTGTATCCAAAGAAAAGAGGATGCGATGACTAAGCCAATCGATTACATAAGAGCTCCGATTTCGGGGCTTTTTGTTTTTCGGCCGTTCGCTAAATCTTCGATTGTCCTTCCGTACTCCAAAATCGAATTATTAAAGAACAGGCGGACGGTCAAAATTCTCAGCGGTTCCATTGTTGCCCACAACATTTATCGACAAACCGCACAGCCTCTCGGTGGGCTTAAGCACCGAGCCATTTACAACATCCAGCAAGCCTAGATTCCCAACGGGAAGATGCTCACTCCGCTGGATTTCTAATTCTCCTGACGAGAATGGCGGAGAAAACCGCCTGAACAAACTATCTCCTTGGGGTTGGTTGGAGTGCGCTCGGCTGAAAATGCTGGGCGCACCTTTTTTAAACTATGAAAGAATCTGAACTCAAAATTCTCTACAGGCCGGTCAATGACCTGATTCCGTACGCAAATAATGCCCGGACGCATTCTGAGGAACAGGTGAATCAAATCGCCAGTTCGATCAAGGAATTTGGGTTCAACAATCCTATCCTTGTGGATGAACAGGGCGGAGTGATTGCCGGACATGGACGCTTGAAGGCGGCCAAAAAACTTGGGCTTAAGGTTGTCCCGACCATCGAACTAAGCGGATTATCCGATCCGCAGAAGAAGGCCTTTATCCTCGCAGACAATCGAATTGCTCTTAATTCTGGTTGGGATATTGATCTCTTGAGAATTGAGCTGCAGGAATTGCAGGATACAGATTTGGCGCCGGTCACTGGTTTTTCCGACGAAGAGTTGAATGCTTTGTTGTGTGGAACCACCGAACCCGCTGAGGAAGAGGAAGAACCGGAAAAAGAGGAGCCCGAGGCAGACCGCTTTAATCTGACGCTCTCAATTCCGATCGAATACAAAGAGCAGGTTCAGGATTTCGTTAAGAGTTTCGGACCTGAGGATTTAATTCAGAAGATCATCGATGTGACCAGTTAACCAAAAGAAGGTTGAAGGTATGGAAGAAAAAGTTCAAAAGAAGCGGACTCGTCCACGCATTCAGATTGATCTGGAGAAGGTTGAACAACTGGCTCAGGTTTGTGACAACGAGGAAGAGATTGCTCTCGCGCTCGGGATTAGTTATCGAACCTTGAGAAATCGAAAAAAAGATTTTGCCAATTTTGCCACCGCCATAAAAAAGGGAAAGGCTAAGGCCAACGCCTTTGTTGGTGGCAAGTTGATGGCTCTCATCCGAGAGGGAAATCCGGCAGCGACCATTTTTTACATGAAGAGTCGCTGTGGGTGGAAAGAGACTGACCGTAAGGAAATTACCGGCAAAGATGGAGAGCCGGTTAAAGTCGACAAGGTTAACCAGCTGGATCTAAGCAAGCTCACCTTGGAACAATTAGACGCGCTGGAGGGTATTGTGAATGCGGCTTCCAACGATACAGGAGATCAGACTAGCTAAGGCCCGAAAGGGCTTGTCTTACTTCACATTGCACACAAAACCTGACTACCTGCTCGGCTGGGTACACAAAGAAATTTGTGATGAGCTAGACAGGTTCCTGCAGGACGTGGCGGACAAAAAGTCTCCTCGGCTAATTATCACGATGCCTCCGAGATCCGGGAAGAGTGAGCTTGTTTCTAGGCGCTTTCCGGCTTTTGCCCTTGGGAGAAATCCGGAGCTTCAAATCATCGCAACATCGTATTCTTCAGACCTATCACAGCGCTTCAACAGAGATGTTCAGCGCGTAATAGATGATGAGAAATACTTTGACCTGTTTCCGAATACTCGGCTCAGCAATTCGAGAGTGCGTACCGACTCCCGGGGATCCTATATAAGAACCTCTGACCTCTTCGAGATTGTTGGTCATGCCGGCGCCTATCGTTCTTGCGGTGTGGGTGGGGGCATAACAGGTCAGGGTGCCGATATCCTGATTATCGATGACCCGATTAAAGACCGAGCTCAAGCAGGTTCTAAGACTATTCGAGACTCCATTTGGGATTGGTACACATCGACCGCATACACCCGACTGTCTCCCGGAGGAGGCGTCATCGTAATGTCCACCCGTTGGCACACAGACGATCTGATTGGTCGATTGATCCAGAGAATGGGAGAGGGAGATACATTCCGGATCGTGAATTATCCGGCAATTGCGGAGCATGACGAATTGCACCGCAAAGCTGGGGAAGCCCTGCATCCTGAGCGGTATCCGCTCTCAACTCTGCTGCAGATCCAGAAAACGATCGGCAGTCGTGACTGGGAGGCACTGTATCAGCAGCATCCGGTTCCCGATGGCGGTGCTTTATTCAAGCTCGAGTGGTTTAGAAGATGGACAGCAACAAGCCTTCCGCCAGAGTTTGACCATACGCTCATGTCGTGGGATATGACGTTCAAGGATTCCAAAAACTCCGACTATGTGGTCGGTCAAGTGTGGGGCAAAAAAGGACCGAATTTTTACCTGCTTGATCAAGTACGGGGCCAATGGGATTTTGTGAAGACAAAAGAGATGGTCCGAGTTCTTGCCCATAAGTGGCCGCGTGTTGTCCGGAAGCTGGTTGAAGATAAGGCGAACGGATCGGCGGTGATCTCTGAGCTGAAATCTACGGTTTCGGGATTTGTTCCGATAACGCCCACTGAATCGAAAGAGGCCCGGGCATCGTCCGTCACTCCTTATTTTGAGGCAGGGAATGTTTTTATTCCGGAAGACTCGGAAGCCCCTTGGGTGCCCCATTACATTAGTGAGTTGCTTGAGTTTCCCGCAGGTTCTCACGATGACCAGGTGGACAGCACAACTCAGGCATTGAACTATTTCCGCAACGGCTCAGGCGTCATTTTGACCCGAGAGCAGATGCAGCAGGCACGTTTTAGATTTTGAAAATCATGAATCAACTGGACGAAAACAAACGCCGAAAGATCAATCAAAAGATCCTCGACGCGGCAGGCTCTCGCTTCGTGCCTCTTAGAACATCGTTCTCTCCGGAGGAGGCTAAAACGCTCTTTTATCCTCCGATCACCTTGAACACAAAAGAGCCAGAGAAAGAAGAGTCTCGTTTCACAAATGATGCCGCGATTGGCTCGAGTTTCAATGCGTACTATGCCTCACTGACACAGCACGCTTTGGATTTAGGCCAGTTTCCGATGACATCGTTTGTCGGCTATGGCGTCCTTCAGAATATCGCGCAAAACGGCATGATCCGCACCTGCATTCAGACTGTCGCGGATGATATGTGCCGGGAATGGATTCAGGTAGAGGGCGGTGAAGACGAATCGGCGGATAACGTTAAGCAGCTCCAAGATCTGCAGGAGAACAAGTATCGACTGAGACGGCTTTTTAATGAAGCCCTGATCCTCGTCGGCTTCATGGGAGGATGCTTCATTTTCGTTGACACAGGAGTCGAAGGAGAGGCTCTAAAGCTCCCTCTTAATTTCTCTGACAAATCAGCAGAACTGGTTGGCGAGGATAAGTCGGTCAAATTTATTGTCATTGATCCGGTAAATGTCTCGCCTGGTTTTTACAACGCCAACCAGCCGCTCAAAGATGATTACCTTAAGCCAAAGTCTTGGTTTGTTTTTGGGCAAGAGGTGCATGCATCTCGTCTTATTCGACTGGTTGACAATGAGCCCCCTTTACTTCTGAGACCAGCCTATAACTTCCTTGGAATCCCACAGGCTCAGATCTTATGGGACTATGTGCTGCACTGGAACAAGGCCAGAGAAACGGGCGTCAGCATTCTGGAGAAACTCAACCTCACGGTATTCAAAACAAATTTTGCTGAGGCTTTTGAAGCTGGCGGGATTGAGCAGTTAGACGCGAAGATGATGCTCTTACAGCGTTATCGCTCTAATGAGGCCATTTTTGCCTGTGATTCTTCCGAGGATCTGCAGAACATCACACTGACGATCTCAGGAGTTGAAGGCATTATTCGTCAAGCTCTGGAATTCATTGCGGCCATTAACCGTACACCGGCGGTCAAGCTGCTCGGAATCTCTCCGAGCGGTTTCAACGCTACCGGTCAGAGCGACATCCGGAATTACTACGACCATATCAAATCAAAACAAGAGCTCAATCGAGACGCAATTCAAACTGTCTTGAAAGCTATCCAGTTGGTGGAATTTGGACACGTTGATCAGTCCATTACATTCAAATTCAACGAACTTGGAGAGGCAGATGCCGCGGCCACAGCAATCACGGCCAAGACGAAGGTCGACATGTTGGCTGTTCTGCAGGACCGCAATGTTCTGAGTGCTGAAGAGGTCCGTGAGTTTGTCCGACGCGATTCCGATATGGGTTTGGACTTCATTCCGGAAGAATTGCCGGAAGGGATGGAGGGAGAGCTCATGACCGATGATCCCAGTCAGCAGAATGAGCTGATGAACAACTTCCTGAAACAGCGCTCGGCCGAGAACGTGGCGCCGGCGCCGAAGGTTGATGAAGACAAAGCTGGAGAGATTTTCTAATGAAGACTGCTCGTGCTGTTCAGCCGAATCTAGGCAGACAGGCAAAGTTCAAAAAGAAGCTCGACACCTTCTTGCGGTCCTTTAGAAATAGGATTCTCAACGAGATTCTCCTTTATCTGTCCGATGCTGGAGGATTGACCGAGGACGCTTCCTTAACGTTCCGTCCGGACGATCCTCTCGATCGCGCACGGCTGCGGAATATCAAGGAACGAATTAACCGCTTGGTTCTTCGTGATCCGGATAGATTCCGTCGCAATGTTGATGACTTCATAGCCCGTAACATGGGCAACTGGATAAGAACGGCGGATCGGGAAACACGCCAGATTGCTGAGTGGTACGTGAAAAACCTTGCCGCCGATGTCTCGACAGCTCAAAAGGCATCGCTCAAGGCGGCGGGCATTCCTGATTCCGTTTTTGCTTATGAGATGAGGCAGACGCGCAAGCACTTCTTCATCACGCCTCAGGCAATAAATGAACTACCGGGAATGGTCGCCGACACGACGAGCCTCATCAGCAACATCACAACATCCGAGCTGACAAATATTCGCTCTGCCTTTATGGATGCTTACGAAGGTCATGGCACGTATTCGCAGATTGTGGAAGCCCTTGGACGATCTTCTTCATTTACGGCTCAACGAGCTCAGCGTGTGGCAATTGACCAAACGCTGAAACTGAATCAGCAGATTCAGCAGGCCAACTGCAAAGGTTTAGGGATTACTCGCGGGGTTTGGATTCATGTCCCTGGCAAGTACACCAGTCGAGAAAGCCACATTGAGATGAACGGAAAAGAGTTTGATCTTTCTAAAGGCCTGTACGACAAGGAGGTCGGTCGGAACGTGATGCCCGGTGAGCTTTATTGGTGCAGATGCCAGTTCAGAAGCATCCTTCCGGATTAAACATTTTCGAGGTTATTACTGTGGGAAATCTAAAACGCACGGTTGCAATTGATTCTGTGAGTGTTCGATCTGTGGACGACAACGGTTTCCTCCATGTCCAAAAGTCTCCGCTGACAAGAGTTCAAGTTGCTCCGTATTACGGGAAAGAGATTGCAGGCTGGCGAGAGCTCGGATTAGACCCTGAAAAGGTCTATCACGCCTATCGACCGCCTGAAGAAGTTAGTTCTCCCGAAACTATTCAATCAATTAACGGTATCCCGATTCATCTGGAGCATCACGATGATCACGGAGCCCCCGAGAACAAACAAACCCGTGTGGGTACTACCGGAACGGACGGAGCTTTTGAGGCTCCGTTTTTAGTTAACTCTCTACATATTTACGACCAGGACGCACGCAGCAGGATCGAGGACGGTTCAATGCGTGAGTTGAGCCTGGCATATACGTTCGAGCCCGACTTCACGCCGGGAGAGACACCTGATGGAGAGAAATACGACTATGTGCAACGCCGGATCAGAGCGAACCATCTGGCGCTTGTGGAAACTGGGCGCGCTGGGCCTGAGGTAAGAGTTCGCGATTCTAATAAGGACTTTCTCAATATGGAAAAAGATGACGCTGTTGAGCAGGCTGAAGTGACGTTAGCAAAGGCGATTATCGATTTGCATTCCGTTGATCCCAACGGAAAAATCGTTGACGGCGCTCAAGATGATGACAAAGACGCGATGATTCAAAAAATCATCGAAGGACTGAAGGCAAAAGGCCTGACGGACGAAGAAGCTGAAAAGCTTAAGACAACTCTGTCTGACCTGGCTTACTCTCAGGCTACAGGAGACGAAGATCCCAAGCCTGATGATCAAAAAGAGGCACAGGACGACGATCCGGAGCTCGATGAAAAAATGAAGGATCCGAACTTCAAGGCTGGTTTTGAAGCTGGCGTCCTTTATGGCGAAAAACGTGAGAAGGACGATCCTAAACGCCTCGATTCTGATCACGAACGCGAAGGCGAAGAACGCTATCTCGAAAAAGAAGCAGAAGATGCACTGAAATCCTGTGGTCTTGATGAAGCTTCTGAAGAAGAGAAGAAGGCTTTTGCTGCCGGATTGAATTACGCCCAGAAGAAAGATGAAGGCGCACAAGATGAGGATCCGAAACCTGATGCTGGCAAAGAAGAAAAGAGTTCTGCCTCTGACTCCATGAAGATTCTCCGAAACGCCATCTACTCTGAACTGGCCGCAATCGAAGAAGTCAAGCCGGTGTTAGGTGTTATCCGTGCCGGATCCTATGACTCCGCAGGTTCCATCTATGTGGCAGCACTCAAGAAACTCGGTTTGAAAAACATCCCCGCATCCGAAGCTCGTTCTGCGTATCGCGCCTACATGCAGGGTCGAAAGGCCTTAGCTGGTGCGAAAGACTCCGGCGCCAAGGTGACCGAGAAGCCGACTGCCGTCAGCGCAATTTTGAACAATGTTAAATAAATAGGAGATTTTTTGATGCTTCAAAAATCTGTAGGTCTCTATCCTGCTATCGGTATTCCGGGACAGCAGGTTGCATTCAATCAGGCCGTCTACACGCCTCAGAACTACTTGTCTGACGGTACTGTCCAGTGCGGTGGTTTTGCGTTTGCTGTAGCCGCCTCCACAACCGGAACAGCCGTGAAATTCCCAATCGCATCCTTGAAGGCCTCTGCAGGGGCCAAACCGATCGGTTTTGTTGAGCGCACGTTCACAGCGTCCATCGAGCTGGGCACAGATACTCCGGACATTTATCCGAAAGGGGCTGAGCTGACGATTGCCGTTCGAGGTGACTACTACATCGTCGCACCTGCGGCAGCAACCATCGGTCAAGCTGTTCTCTGTGATCCGACCACTGGCGCCATCACATTTGGTGCTGCCGGCGCCGCAAATGACACCGGTTGGACAGTTCAGACGGCTGGTGCAAAGGGCGACACGATCATCATTTCCAATCACGGCCTCGGTTATCAGCCTGCCGCGAGCGGATCCTAATCTGAGGTAAAAAATGAACGATTTTGAATTAGCAAAGCAAAAAGGCGTGCATGGTGTGGAAGCAAAAGGATTCATGTCCTATTCCACAGACGCCAAAGGTAAGATCAACGTCGACTACGATGCAACGGTTAAGGCAATGGCTCGAGATGCCGCATTGCAGACTCCCGTGTCTGTCGGCGTCCCTTCCGTCTTCACGACATTCATTGACCCGCAGGTCGTCCCCATCCTGTTTGCCGCCCAGAACGCTACAAAGATTTTCGGCGAAGAAAGAAAGGGTGACTGGACAGATAACTTCTTCACCTTCCCGGTCGAAGAGTATGCCGGCAATGTGACTCCTTACTCTGACTTCGCAGAGAACGTCTCCACAGACGTGAACGTTGATTACCCGACTCGCGAAAACTTCTTGTTCCAGACCGTCATCAAGTATGGCGATCGTGAAGTCGGCCTTGCGGCCAAGGCCAAGTTGAATGTTGTTTCTTCTAAACAACAGGCTTCTGCTTACGTGATGGCGATGGCTCACAACAAGTTTGCGCTCTATGGCGTCGAAGGTAAGAAGGTCTACGGTCTGTTAAATGACCCGAACCTGAACGCTTCGATTTCTCCGATCTCCATCACCACGGGATCTACCGCTAACTCTACGTGGACAGCAAAGTGCGCTGCACAGCCTGAGAAGACTGCCAACATTGTCTATAACGACATTAACAAGCTTTGGGCTGAAATTAGCAAGAATAACGGCGGTTTGGTTGATCAGAACTCCCGCATCATTCTCGCTGTCAGCAACACCAGAGCTCCTTACCTGACCGAGCCGAACTCCTTCGGTCTTACGGCCATGACTATGCTCAAGCAGTCATTCCCCAACATCGAGGTTGTTCAGCTTCCTGAGCTGACTACAACGGCTGGTGAAATGCTGTACATGACTGTTCCAGACCTGTTTGGCATTGAGACTGGTATCTGCGCATTCTCTGAGAAGTATTTCTTGGGTCGTGTGGTTCCGGAAATGTCAAGCTACAAGCAAAAGGTCGTTGGCGGAACTTGGGGCGCTGTTATTCGTCGTCCCAGCCTCGTTGCCACGATGCTCGGCATCTAACCTGAACTAACCAGCTACGGAGGCCCGATCTCTCGGGCCTCTTTCTTAGGAGATTGAAATAATGGCTCGTACAAACACAACTCAGAAAGCAACATCCGGAAAGGTTGTCGCAGACAATTTCAGCAATACCCAGAAGAAGAGCACTGCTAAAACTCAGTCCACGGTGATCATTGCTTGCACTCTGGCACACGGCCTCAAATTTGATGATGTGCCGAATGGCAATGGCGGAACAAAAACGATCGTTTTTCCGGGCGTAAATGATTCGCTTAGAGGAAAACGTGACGGGATCCTGCTGGGCAAGGGAAACTCTGTCGCATTCCAGATCGATAAAGAGGACTGGGAAAACATCAAGCGCATGCATGGTCAGGAGGCTGTATTCACAGGCGTGAATGGCGGTATTCCGTGCCTGCTTGAGATGAAATCAGTTCAAGAATTCAGAGGCCGCGAGGACGAGTTAAAAGAAGCGTCCCACGGCCTCAATCCGATCGATCCTGAATCGGTCAACGTTGAAGAAGTTAAGAACGAAGAAGGTTAACAAAATGGCTGTCGTCGTCTTTGATCCTGAAAAATTTCGAATCCTTCATCCTGCGTTTTCGGATGAAGTTAAATTCCCGGACGAAACTCTTCAGTTCTACTTTGATGTGGCGGTGGAGTTCGTGGGGAATACGGACGCCGACAGCTTTGCTCCCTATGATCCGGACAACAAGATCTATACAAGGGAGCGCCTTCTTGATCTTGCAACCTGCCACCTGCTGACACTCAGCCAGCAGCCGAACGGTCAGGTTGGCAGGATTGCTAGTGCTACGCAGGGAAGTGTGAGTACCAGCTTTGATCTTCTGAAAACGAATACTTTTGTCGGAGATTGGTGGGCTCAAACACAATGCGGCGCCATGTACTGGACGCTGACTGCCAAATACCGAATCGGCGGCAGAGTTTATCCGGGAAACAATTACCATCCGTGGGGATGATGATGGGCATCAACATCACATCTAACAATGCGTTCAAAAAGCTAGCAGACAAACTTAAAGCTGAAAAAAATAAGAAGCTTGAAGTTGGAGTCATGATCCCTGATGTGGCGACCTATGCCATGTACTTAGAGTACGGTTGGGTGCAAAGGGTATCAGGGAAGCAAAATGCGTATTTATCGGGGATATTAGACCTGCCAATCCATGATAAGGATGGAAATTACATCCAAAATTTTGGGACGTTGCATCTTCCGGCACGCCCATTCATGAGAGATACCTACGCTAAAAAGCGATCAGATTGGACTGCAAAATTCAAATCAAGGTTTCTCAAGACCTTCGATATTCAGCATTCCCTTGGAATTATGGGCCAAATGGCGACGGACGATATTAAGGAAACTATTCGAAATGCAGGTATCCCAGCTGGTTCCTTCGAAAAACGGTCCAAACTCACGATGGCTTTACTGGAAGCTCGAGGAGAAATGGACAAGGCCAAGAAAGCTAAAGGGAAAGGCACTCTCCCTAACAACGTGATGACTACAAAGCCTCTAACGCTGAGTGGCGTCCTGCAAAGCTCCATAACTTGGAAGGTTTCCTAATGTCTCTCAACCTACACGCAATTGTCCGCCAGGCGATTAACGCCAACTATGCTGACGAAATATTCAAGCTGTATCGATCGGTCGGCCAAAAGAATGTAGGAGGAGTCGTCCAAGCGTATTACGCACCGCCTGAAGAGATTCAGGGGAATTTTCAAAGCGAAGGCGATAGCGCTCTTGACCATGCCAACTTAGCCGGACAGAACACCATCATCCGGCGCCTGTACCTCTACGCATCGAGCGACCAGAAGCAGCGGCCTTGGGCAATCTATAGGCCATTAGCGAGGTCGGGAGATTATGTCGAAGATTCCAAAGGAGGCCAGTGGTTGATCACTGCGGTGATCGAGGATTTTTCGGACGCAGGTTGGGAGGCGGTCCGCTGCACATTCCAAACCACGCCTCAGAAGCTGAACATCGTAGAGGAAGAAGATGAAAGCACAAAACCTGAGCCCGAATATCCGGACAGCGATCCAAGAATTTCTTGAGATATTTGCAGTTCCGGAAGTGGCGCCGGAAAACATTTTCTACGGTAACCAGAACAATCTGGCATTGCCTCCTGAAGGGAACGATTACGTCATCTATTCCTACATCTCCAGCGTTCGACACGGGACGAGTGCCGAGGACTGGGAGCGGGACCAAAACGATGACAACGTTTATCTCTCAACGACTACAGAGGTTTTGGTTCAGGTCGATTGCTACGCATCGACTTTAAACGGCTCCGACGGAATGAATGCCATGCTGAGGGCTCAGGCCTTGGAGACTGTATGCAGGTCTCATGTCGGCGTCCAGTTCTTTGTTGATAGAGGAATCAGCCTGCTTCATGCGGACGATCCTAGAGACACCACCATTGTCGGGGACTCTGACAACTATGTCAGGAGATCCACTCTGATGATTCATCTCAGCATGCAGAGCCAGATCAAAGTTTCGATGGGCTTCTTTAGTGCGGTTGATGTTGACCTGAAAAACGTTGATGTGAGCTACCCGCCGAAGGAAAAGGAATGAACGAGCAACTTGCTTTCAAACTTGGGCGTGCATTCAAGCTCGGAGTAATGTATGGGCTCGGGAGAACTTACGCAACAAACCCTGGCGATGCTCAAGACGCCGCAAAGTGGATAACGGTGAATGGCACTCATATACCAGTCGGTAAGAATGGCAAACTGGAAGGGAAAGTAGGAAAGAAGGTAGAAAGCCAGCAGTCCTATCCGAAATCGGGAAAAAATCTCATTGAGAGTCCGCCTTCAAAGGATATTCATAGTTACTTGCAAAAGGCCGGAGGCAATCCCGCTAAAGCTATCGTCCTCTATTACGACAATGAACTGCGAGGAGGTTCGGTTAGCACTGAGGTGGAGATATCTGGGAAGAAGCAAACAGTTTCTGTCGTTTTCGATGGCAAAGGAAGAAAGGAATTTAAGAAATTTTCTGGGTACCTACGAGAAATACTAGAGGTTCTTCCTTTTGTTCCAGAAGTAATAGAAAAAGGCTCCTACTTCGGGAGGAAAGAGGCTGTCAACCATTCTCCGCAAGTGGCCTTTCATACAAAAATGAAAAACGTAAGGGTCAATGGCATTAAAAAAACTGTGGCTGTCGATATAGGAGAAACGTCACGCACTGACTTCCATGCGTACAACGTCAACACCGAAGGAAATCGATGGTTTGATAAGAAAAAAGCTTCTTTTGAAATTGAAATGAGAAAAAGAAAAGCCAGAGACGCTGTGCTATTACCGCCTTCTAAGGGCTCGGTGAAAGGTTTACACCGGTCAACAGAACAATCTCTAGCTATGGACGAAATTGTAGAGCGGCCCGAAGAGCCGGTCAAGATGTCAGTCCTAAGAATAAGGATTTTATGAAAAAAATAGCCCCGTTCAGTTGGTAGCTGAACGGGGTTTGAGTTAACTGATTGCAAGGGAATCAGTCAATATGAACATTTTACACGACCTAGCGGAGGCCCTAACCATGGTCACTGCCGTTCCTTTGTATGCAGCTCTTCCTGTTTACCTAATCGGTTACGGGCTCGCAGTTTGGGTGATTGCGAAAGCGATTAAGGCTGTAAAGGATATTTTCAAATAAATGAGTTTTTGGTGTAGCTCTCAGCTAGCACCTCAGCAATTATCGTCGGCGCCTTCTGGCGCTTTTTTATTTTGAGGAAAAATATGTCAATCAATGCTAATCGATTGGTTTCTATAACCCCTCGCATCATTGGAGCTGGGAGCGCCGATCTTGAAACAAATGGTCTGCTGCTGACCCAGAATGCTCTGATTCCTGCAGATTCTCCGGCACTGGAATTTGTGACCGCTGCCGCTGTTGGGAATTATTTTGGTGCCGAATCCCCTGAGGTCGACTTTGCTAATCAATACTTCTCCGGAGTGAACAATCAGCAAAAGGCGATCAATCGTTTATTTGTGGCCCGCAGAATCAATGCAGATGCGGCCGCTTGGATTAAGTCAGCTCCGATCACTGTCCAACTTTCTGAGCTGACAGCAATCAAGACCGGTTCCCTGACGATTTCGGTCAACGGCACAGAAAAAGAGGTCGTGAACCTCGACTTCTCCACGGCTAAGTCTTTCAGTGACGTTGCAACTGAGCTGGCTTCTGCAGTCGGAGCGGTTTCCGGCGCCTTTAACGCTGTTCAAAATGCCATCATCCTGACCACCACAGAGACAGGCGATACCGCTTCAATCTCCTTCGCTACAAAAGCGACAACAGGAACGGATGTTTCCGCATTACTTGGATTGACTGAGGATTCCGGCGCCGTTCTCTCTCAAGGTTCCGATGCTCTGACCCCGGCGCAGAATATGAACCTTGTCACCTCTGTTTCTCGCAACTGGGTCGGATTCACAACTCTTTATGCAACAGAGGTGGCTGAGGCTTCCGCTTTAGCGGCTTGGGCCGACATTGATGATGACTACGTGTACTTTGATTGGTCCACAGACAAAAAGATGCTTGATCAATCTACCCAGTCCACAACGAAAGCCGCTCAGTTAGCGGAGAACAACTACAACTGTTTGGCGATGGTTTACGGTACCGCTCAGGATGCCGCGGCATTCCTTGCAGTTGGCGCTTCTATTGATTGGTCCGCTATCCAGGGCATTAAGACGTGGTTTGCGAAGTCGGCTTCCGGAATTAAGGCTTCCGTTCTCAGCGACGAAGTGGCGGAAGCCTTGGATGATCTCAAGGTCAATTACGTGGGTGCATTCGCAACACGTAATGCGGAGTTTGATTTCATCAACCGAGGCTGTCTGCTCTCCGGAATTTATCAATGGATTGATGCCCTTTACGGCATGATTTGGTTCAAGGCCCGCATCCAGCGTCAGATCATGGACGGGTTCGCGGCTATCAATCGCGCTCCCTACAACGCAATCGGCTTTGCTTATGTCGAGGCATGGTTGCTTGATCCCATCAACGATGCCAAGCGTAATGGCGTGATTGATACAGGGCTGGCACTGTCCAACTCCCAGATTCAGCAATTGTTGACGGAAACCAACAACTCAACGATCAAACAGGATCTCTACTCCAAAGGTTATTGGTACCTCATTGAATCTCCGTCGGCAAATGTGAGAACCCAGCGAGGAAGCCCTCGTTTGGGACTTTGGTACACCTATGCCGGCAGCATCCAACGAATTGAGATGCCTTTGACCGCCGTCATGTAATCAAAATTTCACAACAGCAAAGACCCGTCGTGATGGCGGGTTTTTCATTTAGGAATGAATAAAAATGCCCGTACAAAACTTTGACATCACATCCGCCAATGCGTCAGCAGTGATGACGATTGAAGAGCTTTACCCGAACGGTCTGAAACTGGAAAGATTCTCCACAGATGCGGCTATTGTTGCCGATTCCCAGCAGGTTGCCGAGACCCGAATGGGTGTTGACGGTCGTATGGCCGCCGGAGTCACACCGAATATTTATCCAGTCACAATCACGCTTGAAGCAAACTCTCCGACAGCGGCCGCATTTACAACGCTGTTTGAGGCTATGAGCTCAAATAAACAGCTTTACGTTTGCAATCTGACAATCAAGATTCCATCAATTGGCAAGACCTACCAGTTCTCCAACGGTGTATTGCAGACAGCAAACCCCATGCCCGGACTTAATAAAGTCTTGGCTGCCACGACCTGGGTATTCCACTTCGAATCTATGGAGCGCATCTAAATGAGAGAGCCGGTTATCTTCAAAACAACAGACGGCGATAAGCAGCTGACGTTCAAAATTTACCCGTTCCCAGCAACGAAATCAGAAGACCTCTTAATCCGGATTCTCCTTTTGACAGGAAAAAACCTCGATTTAGACGCCTCTGTTTCGTATAAAGAAATTATTAGGGCGCTGGCATCCGTCCCTCACATGGAAGCGAAGGCCCTCCTAGATGAGCTTCTGACATGTGTGTACAAGATTGATGGCAACAATGAGCGTCAATTTTCGTATGACGATGCCGACGGCTACATTAGTAACCCGATGACTTTGATCCGCCTTCGTGTTGAATCCCTGAAGGTGAACTTCAGTTTTTTTCAAAATTTCGGGAAACTGTTCTCCCACGTAGAGCCGAGTTCCTAGCAGATTGCGCGAAGGTTCGGGGAGTTGCCCAAGTTAGCAACTTCCCGCCTTTGTTCTCCCGGCTTATATCCGGAGGAATGGCAACCCTCACGGAGTTGCAGACAACGATCACGCTTGAAGAAGCGTACCAGCTCGATGAGATCCTTCTAGTCAAAAACTACAACGCGTGGCTTGCAAATAAATCGGATTAGAAAATGGCAAAAACAACTGACAGTCTGTTAATCGACATTGGTTTAAATGCCGATGGGATCATTGAGTTTTTCGATAGTCTCTCAAAGAAGATCGATTTCTTGATCAAAAAGTCTGCGGATGCCGGAGACAATCTTGATGAACTTCTGGGCAATCCGATTGGCGATCAAACGGCTGCGGCAGTCGAATCAGTCAAAAATAATTCTGACGCTGCTACTGCTTCAATGAGGCAAGCTTCTCAAGCAGGTCAAAAGGCTGGAAAAGACATTGAGAAGGGAGCAAAACAGGGATCTCAGGCCCTGCAAAAACTCGACTCAATGGCCTCAAAGGTCTTCTCAGCGATAAAGGGATATGCCGGTCCCTTGGCGGCCATGTTCGGCGCCAAGATGATGTTCACAAACTTCATTGATGAGGGCGATAAGTTAGACAAGCTCTCAAAAGAAGTCCGGATGAATGTCTCTGAGCTGGATGCTTGGAGAAAAGCGAACGTGGCTGCGGGAGGTTCTGCAGATGCGTTCACTAATGCTCTGAAATCGTTCACCGACCGCACCGGCGCCAGTGCTTCTGTTTTTCTGCGCATGGGAAAACAGCTCAATGGCATGAACGATGCCCAGGCCAACTATGCCTTGAAGTATCTCGGCCTTACCCGGGAAAGTGCTGCGGTATTTCTTCAGAACAACAAGCAAATGAACGAGCTTGTTGGAAAGTACCGGCAAATGGCACTGTCTCCTAAAGACGCGGAAAACGCCAGACGGTTCAAAATCCAATGGGAAATCACAACCATGTCGATGAAGAACCTCGGCAATCAGGTTGCCAAGGTGTTTCTTCCGTACGTCGACAAGGGGATGAAAAAATTTGGTGAGTTCACGGACTTTGTTGCGCAACATAGTGAGTTCATCAAAATAGCACTGGAATTGGTTGCGGGAGCCGCGGCATTAGCGTTAGGTCCGAAGTCGGCGTTAATGCTGGGTGGGAAGGCGTTGGGTTTATTAGCCAGTCCTGTTGGGTTGGTTGTTGCCGGCATTGTTGCTTTAGCCCTTGCATTAGATGACCTAATCAGTTTTGCAAAAGGCGGACCAAGCGCGTTTGAAGACCTGCTCAGATCAATGGGCACTTCTGACGATGAAATCAAGGAGCTTCGCAAAAGCTTCCAAGATGCGTGGAAAGCCATCCAAGATCTGATGGACGCCCTAAAGCCTGTCGGAGATCTTTTTCTGCAGGCTTTCGGATCTGTCATCAAGGTAGCTATTGAGACAATCGTTCTGACGATAGGGAAGGTTGCTGAGGTTATCGCGAAGGTCATCAACTCTGTATCCGGATTAAGGGATAAGTTTGTTGGTGCTTTTGAATCTATCAAAAGCAGCATTCAGCCGATCGTTGACTGGATCTCCAGTGCTCTGTCAGACATCACAAATTTTGAAATGCCTTCGTGGGTTAATCCCATGAACTGGTTCGGAAGTGATGACAAGAAGAAGGCTGTGGTGGCACCGGCTGGGGCTACTGTCGGAAATGCCGGAGGAGTTGTCAAAGAAAAAGGCAGAACGACAAACATAAACTCTCCGATTTCCAACCAGACTGTAGTCAATTTCAACGGAAATCCGGACAAGGAACAAGTTATTCAAGGAGTTAATCAAGGTGTCTCTCAGGCCATGCAAGGATCTACAGACATGTTGAATAACGCCGCTTCGGGGGTTGATTTCTGATGGCGTCTATAAATTCAATCATGGGATTGTCGTGGGCAGTCGTTGGAAACAATCTGCTCCCGTTTATTCCCTACGTTTCGATTGCTGCAGTTGACGCAGACCAGAGTTCTCGGATTCCAACTGAACCGATCGAAAAGGGCCAGTTGGCCGCTTACAACATTGTGCGGGAACCTGAGCGGGTAAACGTCGAATTTTTGTTCAATGGAAGCTATGCCGTACAGGTTTTGGCGCTCGCAATGTTAGACCGGAGGATGAACAGTACAGACACTTGTACGATTTTTTCTCCGGCAAAAATCTGGCGGAATATGGCTTTGGAGCACTATGACTTCTCCAGAACTCAGACATCTAATGCCTGTATGTTGTCGATACACGCCTCTTTCGTTGAGATCATCACGGTCAATCTAAACCAACAGAAAATCGCTTATTCGCCAAAGCGAGCGACTTCTGCAGTCAAGGTAAACACAGGGCAGGCCCAAACAAAACCGACGATGGCTCAAAGCTTGATCAAATGGGCTGGAGGCCTCGGCAAGTAGAAACCTTTTTAACCATCTGGTTGCAATGGTGGTGAAACATGATTCAAATCAATATTTCAGCTCTTCCATGGCAAGAGTTTTCTGTCGTGTTGGACGGGCAGAACTGCGTCATCAGCCTAAGGCAGGTAGCTGATCACATGTACTGCAATCTGACTTGTGAAGAGGTCGAAATATTCAAAGGCCGCAAGGTTTGCGTGGGAACGGACATCAATACTTATCCTTCTCCGAACTTTAAAGGCAAACTCAGAATGATCGACACTTTGGGCAACTCAGATCCTCAATATGAAGGCTTAAACGACCGATGGATCCTTGTGTATGCAAGCGAGAACGAGGTTTTAAATGGTGCTCAATGAGACTACTTACACACAGAAAGACATTGCTGTAACGGTCGCCATGGATGGACAAGAAGCGATCACTTTCAAAGACTTTGCGATGTCTGTCTCCATTGATAAATCAGGTTGTCCGGCATATCCAAAAGCTTCAGTTGTTCTGAAAGGATTGTCCCTGAACACCATGGAGCGGTTGACACATCTTGGCTTCAAATCCTTTTCTTTGAAGCGGAACAAAATCAATATTTCTGCGGGACAGAAGGGGAAGACCTTATCGGTTATCTTTAAAGGCGAGATCATAAATGCTTGGGCGGACTTCAATACAGCTCCGAGTCCGGTGTTCAAGGTCGAGGCAAATTGTGGCCTTTTTCCCGCTTTAATTCCTCAACCTCCGATTTCTGTCACAGGTAACCAAACTGTTTCAGGCTTGATTGAGCAGATTTCAAAAGAAGTCGGGTACGTTCTCGAAAATAATGAAGTCACTGCTTCAATCCGTGATTGCATTATCAACGGTGACCCAGTGACAAAAATGCGCAGAATTGCAGATGCAGTTGGTGCAAATCTTTTGTTTGATGATGAGAAAGTTGTTCTCATGCCGAAGAAAGGGAGCCGGAAGACACAAGGCGAATTGCCATTGATTAACTCCTCTAACGGCATGATTGGTTATCCAACATTCTCGAACAACGGGATCAACGTCTCATGTTTTTTCCGTCCGGAGTTGAGGATCGGAGCGAATTTCAAACTGGAATCTATCGTTCCTCATGCTTCCGGAACTTGGAAGATCGTCGCCCTAAAACATGAATTGAGTGCGAATGATCCGGCCGGTGGTTCTTGGAAAACTTCAATCTCCGGAATTTATCCGAGGTGGTAAATGTCAGACAAAGAACTTAGTGCGAACTATGACAACTTCGCCTCCAGCAATCCGTTGAACTCGATGGAGTTTTTTATTCGTTCGCTGATCTCTCAAGTGGTAAGTACCTCCTTGCCTGTTGTTGTGACGGCAGTGGAACGTAAAGGAGAAGAAGCTGGCGCCGGATATGTCACGGTCAAGCCACTTCTCCAGCCAAGAAATAATTCAGGAGACGGTTTGGAAGTGACTACTATTCCAAAGCTCCCGTATTTTCGTCTTCAGCATGGCAAAGCCGCGATTATCTGTGATCCTAAGGTGGGAGACATCGGATTGGCAGTTGTGGCAAAGCAAGACATTTCAAACATCAACGGCAGCACGACTCCAAAGGTCCCTGCAACTTACCGAAAATTTGATCCATCCGATTCGTTCTACATCGGGGGATTTTGGGGAAAAGCTCCGGAAGTCTTTATTCATTTGGAAGATGAGGGAACTATCAAGATTAAAGCTCCGACAAAGATCTCGATGGAGGCTCCGGAGTGTGAGGTCAATGCGAGCACCAGTTTCACAGTCAATTCTTCTCAGATCAATTTGAACGGACCGATTTCCGGCGGTGGTTCTGGCGGTGCTGATGCAACATTCACAGGTGATGTAAATGCGAAGGGCATCAGCCTCACCAGCCACACGCACACAGGCGTCCAAAGCGGAAATTCAAGCACCGGCGCCCCGCAGTAAACGAGGAAGTTAGATCATGCCGCATACAGCAAAAACAGCTCTTCTGAGTCCTCAGTCATGGGATCTTCAGCTGACAAAGGAAGGAAACATTCTCCTAACGTCCGGAGCTTTGGCTATAGCTCAGAACTTGGCTAACGAGATTCGGTTGTGGACCAACGACGCTTATTTCCAGCAGGCCAACGGCATTGCATGGAAGGAAGCCCAACTCGCCAAAAAGCTGGATTCCTCCGTCCTTGCTCAATTGATCCATGAGGCTGGGAATAGGGTTGATGGTGTGAAGTCCGTTGATTCTGTTGACATTACCGAGTTCAATGAGGAAACGAGGACACTCCACGGAGAGATCACGATAACGACAGAGCAGGACGAAACAGTTTCTTTTGTGTTCTAAAAAATTATGGCTCAAATCATTTTTAATCCTTTGGTCGGCGTTGAACTGCCCAGCACGCAAGAGATTCGTTCTGATCTCGGTTCACGTATTCAGCAGGCGTTTCAAACATCGCCCACAGATCCGCTTTTGAACATCGAGCCCAGTTCCCCGATGGGGCAGGTCCTTGATCTGATCGTGGCCGAAATCGAGGCCAAAAACTCTGAGATTCTTTTTCTGTCGAACATGGTTAATCCGGATCTCGCAACAGGAAAATTCTTAGATGCGCTGGCGGCGCTTTACGGTTTAGACCGCAAAATCTCCGAGCCCACGGTAGTCAACTGCGTTCTGACCGGCCTGAAGGGGACGGTTATTCCCTATGGTGCGATCGCTCAAGATTCTCTCGGCAACCAGTACAGACATTCGGCGGCAGCAGGCGCACGAATCGGAGACACAGGAAGTGTCACTACTACATTTACTGCAATCGAACACGGACCGTTAGAAGTAGCGGCGGGAGCAGTGAACAGGATCGTCACAACGATTGCAGGATGGGACACCATTAACAATCCGTCCGCCGGCGTCATCGGCCGAGATGAAGAGACGGACGCAGAACTTAGAAACCGAATGGTTGAAAGCTATGCTGTCAATGCCACCGGGTATGTCGAAGCGATTGAGGCAAATTTGGCCGCGTTAGAGGGCGTTCTCGATGTCAGAGTTTTAGAGAATCCGACGAATGCCGCCATCACTCAATTTGGCGTGAGCATCAATCCTCATTCCATTCTGGTCGCTATCGTTGGCGGAGAGGATGAGCAGATCGCTCAAACGATCTATCAGCGAAAGGACGCAGGGTGCGGGACTACTGGAACTTATCAGGTTTCGTACACAGATTCTAGGTTCTACAACGCCACCTACGTCTACAACATTGTCAGGCCGCAGAATCAAGCCTTGAAGGTAAAGATCGAATTCTTTGCCACTTCAATGAATCCAACCGAGAAAAACAACGTCATTCAGACTGTGATCAATGATGTTCTAGGACAGGGTGCGAATGACCGCGTTTCTTTGGCGTCGACTGTCTACGCGTCTCGGTTCTATGCCGCAATTCAGTCAGCTACAGCCGTTCCGGTTGCATCCATCCAAGTAGCTCTGGGATCCGGAGCTTTCGGATCCAGTGTCCAGATTCCTGCGAATGTGGAGCCCACGATTCAAGAGTCCGATGTCTCTCTTGTATTCCAAACAGGAGGCTAACGATGGCAGATTCTGCAACTTGGCGGAATATTCTGAGTGTTGAGGATTTCAGAAAACTCTCAAATGTCCGATCGCTTATTTCTATAGCGCTCCAGTCGCAGTATTCGCACTCCGAGCGATACAGACAATTAGGGTTGCTTTTTAATGCGGAATTAGACGCGTCCCCTCAGTTGGACGCGTTTTTTAATTTCATATTGAACCCCGATACAGCTTCCGGGGTTTGGCTGGATTGGTGGGGCAGGCGCGTAGGCGTGAATCGGAACCTCGTTGTCGACGGTCAGGACACTCGGCTGGATGATGAGTTTTTCCGGTTTCTGATTTTTTATCGAGCCGTCGTAAACGTCTCGAACTCTACGGCTGAAACTATCAATTCTTTGCTTACTCGGTTGATAGGCCTGCCGGCATTTGTCACCGACTACCAGGACATGACGATAACGATTCGCATTGTTGGTGATCCCTCTGCTGTCCAAATCGCCATTCTGCAAAACTACGGCTTGTTAAACAGGCCCGCTGGGGTTTTGGCAAATGTGGAGACGGTCGTTCCAAATAATCTGGTATTCGGATTTTTCGGATCCAATTTATTGCCATTTAATCAAGGTGTCTTCAATCCTTCAAAGGTCATTGAGATATGAGTAATTATCCAAAGTATCAATTAAGTGCAGCTATCGCACAGGACGGAGAAATTACCATTCCTCCGTTAACTTCAGAAGAAGCTGGATTAGGACGGCTCTCTCAGCAAATAGGTTGGGGACGAGAAAATGCTATTCCCATCGAACAAGGCGGCATTCCTCCATTTAAGTCCGACTTCAATGGCGTCTTTTTCCTGCTTTCTCAATTTCTTCTGTGGTATCAACAGGGCGGGATTATGAATTATTCCGCCCTCTTGGACTACGAAGTTGGGAACGAAGTTATGCAGAATGGAACTAAGTACCGCTGCATCCAAGCCAACGGACCATCAAGTACCAAGGTGGCGCCCGGAACTAACAGAGCAGTTTGGAAAAATATCGACATTACCGTTCCAGCGGGCGCCGTAGTTCCTTTTCATAACGTGACATTAGGTGGTAGTGATGGGAGACGCCCAGTTTTTTGGGGAACTACTCAAGCCGACGAAGGCTGGATTCTATGTGATGGCCAGAGTGACGGGCAGAATGGTGTAACTCCAAACTTGATTGGAAAATTTATAAAAGGATCTCTACCAAAAGATTCGGGCACAACCGGAGGTGCTTCAACCATTGAGATTCCAGATTTGACCGTCAACGGCACAGTTGGTGCTACTGCGCTGACGGCCGCACAGATGCCTGCACATTCTCATTCAGGTAGCACATCTCCTGCAGGTGCTCATACCCACACAAGAGGTTCAATGAACATCACCGGACAAATTTCCGCCAACTGGTTGAGCGTGATTGGTAACGGTCCTCTTGTTTACGTAGGTGATCATCCCGGATGCTCCGAAGGCCGTCAAAATGGTCGAGGTGTTTTCAATATTGATGCGTCCAGAACTTGGACGGGAGAAACATCTTCTAATGGCTCTCATCAGCATGGATTGAGTATCGGCTCTACTGGTGGAGGTCAAACGCACACGCACACCTTAACAGCGAACGCAAAAATCACAGGCGTTACCAATGAGCCGCCTTTTTACACGCTCGCTTATTTCTTGCGCTTGCCGGAGTAATTGATCATGGCAGATTCGAAATTCCAATTTCATTACACGCCGACAGGAACCGGAGTTATCAGCGGCCCCGAAGTTCTTCAGCAGACGGAGGACGCTATTAACGATGTTGGCGCGTACGCAGACCAAGCCTCTGACAATTCCGAAGAGGCTCTATCGATCGCTAAGGAAGCTCGGCAAACAGCACAGACGGCAAATTCAACTTCTTCAAATGCATTGGCGGAAGCGAATGCTGCAAATGAAAAAGTTGAGACTTTGAAGCAAGTAGTCGATGATTGGGATGCAGATATACAGACTGCTATTGCTCAATCTAAGAGTGCGGTCGATGCGTCCACGGTGGCAGTTACAACAGCGAACTCGGCACAAACTTTGGCTTCCGCGGCTCAGACTGCTGCTCAAGGTTCAGCTGCTAGTGCTCAAACTGCGGCTAACAACGCGGCTCAATCTCTGCAAACTGCACAGGCGGCGCAACAGGCGGCAGAAACTGCCCAGAGCAATGCCGAAACCGCACAAACGGCGGCAACAACCGCCCAAACCGCCGCGCAGACTGCCGAAACGAAAGCTCTTGAGGCGGCTGCAAGTGCCTATGCTGTCAGAGTAATCAATCAAGCGCTCCAAGTTTCGGCCACTATTCAAATCTCTGATTTGAAGCCTCAAGGCAACATTAAAGCTGGTGACACCGTAGTCGGAACTGATGGAAGAATGTTCACGATTGCGTCTGTGGACACAGATGCCGGGACAGCTCTTTTATCTGCTGACTACACGGATTTAACGCCGAGTGTCTCATATGAGGCGGCTCAAGCCCTTACAGAGACGCAACAAACCACAGCACGGTCGAACATCAACTTTACAGCCGGTGCGGAATCTTGGGCTGAAACCTATTTCAATGGTCATGTCGATGACTACCTCTGCCCGATTCTCGAAGAACTGATTCTCGAGAACGGAGGTACACAGCAACAAATTGACGATGCCAAGAACACGCAAACCAGTAGCAACTCTGAATCAGGAAACTCTTAAAAAGGACAAAGCATGAAAACACTTGAAGAAGTCCGGCAAGAGATGTTGGCCAAGGCTATGGGTCGGCCTCTTGCAAAATATTCATTGAAGGACGCGGACGGAAGAATTGTTGTTTCCTCCAATGCACCGAGTCAGCACGCGTTTACAGATCCCAAAGATGAGGCATACGCAGAGAGCCATTACAAGCTATCCGAAAGATTTAAGCGAGATGATGGTGTCATCATCAAATATTGGAAGCTTGAGCCCAGTCCTCAAGGCTATTTCCATAGTGCAGACGGTAATTACTACCTTACAACGGAACTTCCGGAACTTGATGACAAATTTGTCCAAGAGCGTTACGAACAAGAAGTTAGAGGAGAGCGCAATGCTCGAATCTCTGACACTGATAAGTATGTTCAGCTCCCGGACATTACTGTGCAGTCAGCGGCTAAGGCAAAGAGATCTCAATTAACTGAAGAAGATCGACAGGCGTTATTGGATTATCGCCAAGCGCTTAAGGATCTTCCAGATCAACCTGGTTTTCCTTTTATCGACTACCCGGAATTTCCGGATGCTTTGGCCTATGAGTTGGAACAGGCAGTTGATGCCCGCAACTCCATGAGACAAGGAGGTTTTTTCAATGCTTAAAGAATTAGCAAGCCTGTTGTGTAGCTTATTCGTTCCTCGTAAATCGGTGAGCGGGGGGGGGTAAGTTAATATATGGTTATGAGGCTGACAGATTCTCTCTACCTAATTGGAACAATCCTCTCATTATCTCTTTGCCTGATTCAGAAGCAGGGAGTCAAGCCTATACAGCGCCATATGCCTGCTGTGTAGTTTTGAAAGTTAATAACGGTTATCCGACAGTAACCAGCAGTACCTATGCGCTAATAAACATAGCAGGGAACTATGTAACGCTAGTCCGATCGAACAAATATAACGTTTCTTGTTATTGCTTTCTGAAGAAAGGCGATGGAATCTCTTTCGGATGGTCAGGATCTGGCGTATCGGCTTTAGTTTATTCGTTGAATTTACCGAATTAAGTCGGGGCATTTAAGCCCCGGGGAAAGGAGCTTAAATGCTTAAACAATTGCTTCAACAATTATTGAATACTCGGACTACACCAGGAGGTGCTGCACACAGCGCTTCAAGCACCTATACCTCCCCGCAGTGGTTTAATGGAACGTCAACGGTAGGAGACAAATGGACCAATGGTCTTTACACCGGGACGGCTCCAAACGATGGATATTTGAACATAAGTGGATCTGCGTATATAACAACTGAGAACGTTGGATCTATGATTCAAGCACAAATAGGAGACGGCCAAATTTCTCAAGTAAGTCCAATGTCTGGGCAAGGTTTTAATATGTTGTTCCCGATTAGCAAAGGTGCCTCGTTTTCCGTAAACGGTATTCGTTTAACTGACATCACGGTACGATTCTTCAAGACAATCGGGGGGGGTATAATCTCCTTGTTTGGAGGGCCCTGTCATGCTTAAGAGCCTTATCCAATTATTTGCAGAGAGGTTTCTGCAAAATAAATATCCAGACATTGCCTATCAATGCGGCCCAAGTACAACAACTCAGAATCAATCGATCTCTGGAGGTGGCCAACAAAACCTCATTGCTCCATTTTGTGGTTGGGCTGTATTTCAGATTGGCGGAAATAATGCACCTTCCAATCAGTGGTTCAGGCTTGAAAACTCCACAAGAAAGACTTGCTACTTATCAAACGCGTCTTCTTCTTGGAAGTGGGCTTCAATTCCAATCCAAAAAGGCGACACCATCATCGTTGATCTTGGTACTTACTCAAGCACTGGAAATCTTGTCTTCGTTCGTAACGAATCGTCTAAATAATTTTGCATCCGGAGGTGCAGCATGTTAAAAAACTTATTAGCTCTCCTCCTTTCAAAGTTTTACAGTAAGAAGGAATCCTCCTTAGTCGCAAAGCAGTCTTACCCGTCCACCGCTACTACCACAATTTCATTAACGCCCAGCGACGGTAGTACAAACAAGGAAATAAGCTACACACCACCGAACGACGGTTACATAGTGCTGAGAGATCAAGGCCTCCCTCAAAGCTCCTCCTATCTCATTACAGGACAATATGCCGAGGGAGTAGCCCGTGGCGACAACATTCTTTTTGACCTTCTTATGATGACACCTGTTTTAAAAGGTGTCCCTGTAACGATTAGATATTGTGGTAAAGATTCAGTAGCACAATTCATTAAGAATATCGGGGGGGGGTATAGCAGAATTATTCTGTTATCTTCTGATGAAGGAGGAAAGCTATGCTTAAAGAGCTTATCTCCTTGTTCGCAGACAGTTTCATTACGAACAAATCCGAGTGGATTGGGCGTCAAGCATACACTTCAAGGCGGATTAGCTTATCAACTGGAGCTAAGCAATATGAGCCTCCAGCGGATGGATGGTTGGGGTTCTATAAGTCCAATACCAACACAGGAACTTTCGTTGACATCTTTGCGTATGGGACAGATGGGAAGATTGTCTCAAGAAAAACTTTGGTCCTCTCCGCCTCCGCAGGTAACTTTACTTTCTCTGGCGTCTTGCCTGTTAAGAAGGGCTACAGGATTGTCATTAGTGGTTCTTTCGAAGAGCTTTGGTTCTCACCAGCAGTGGGGAGCAAAGTCTAATCTTTCCACAGGAGGCGCATTATGCTGAAACAATATTTGAGCCTCCTGCTGTCGAAGTTCTACAGCAAGAAAGAAAATGAAGCGGTAGGACATCAAGCAATGCCCAGCGGTAACAAAATTGATATAGCTGCTCACCCAGCAGAGATAGATGGCTGGACGAATTTTGCAACATATACAACGCCAACGGATGGATATGTTTCGATTAGAGCCGAAGCCTATAAAAGTACAGCCGCCATCCAAATATCCACAGGTTCTGAAGATAAAATGCCTTCAATATTCACAGCCGCAAATAATGCAGGTGAGTGGCTTCAGACGGTAATCCCTGTATCAAAAGGAGTTTCAGTGAGGTTGCAGGGAGGCGGTATAAAGAATGTTGTGGGCTACTTTAGCAAAACGATCGGGGGGGGTATCAGACTCTTAAGAAGGCTCTTCTGGCAGGAGGTGTGCTATGTCGCTTAAAGCACTTGTGCAACTCTTTGCAGAGAAATTCCTTATTAGCAAGAAGGAATGGGTGGCTGAACAGTCTTGTCCAAAACTCTCGACCATTGATATTAGCCCACAGGCCACAGGAAATTGGGTGGAATTTATCGCACCGCAAACAGGATACGTTTGCGTTAAGGCCAACGCTATCCAAGTTCTTATTCAAGTATTTGGGATTTGGCAGGGCTGTATCACCCGTGAAAAAAGCTACAAGGGTTTCAATATTTACGTGGAAAAAGGGCAAACCGTCGCGTATATCCTATCTACTGATGCTGAGGGCGCCTTCGTTACTTTCTACCGAGCGAAGGGCATCAGCTCATAACCTGACAGTAGGAGGTGCGTCATGCTGAAATCTCTATTGGCGCTTCTCCTTTCGAAGTTCTACTCAAAACAAGAGTCGGGCGAAATTGCACATCAAGCAATGCCTATGGGCGACAGCATTACGCTGAATCTAACGAAAGGTAGTGACGCTACATACGTGGCGCCCACAGATGGTTACTTCAACGTGGAGATTGAATCTTCGGGTTACATCAACTGTTGGGGAATATTGCTTACCGCCGCTTCAAATGGGGTATGGAATAAGACCTATATTCCTGTTAAGAAAGGAGCAGTAATTAATTACCACATTGATGGGAATATTATTTACGCCGCTTTTGTGAAGCTTGTCGGGGGGGGTCTTCTTTTTAATAGAATTGTTCAAAAAGGAGGCTACCAATGCTTAAAAATCTTATTAGCCTTTTTGCAGAACAGTTTCTCACAAACAAAAAGGGATGGATCGGACATCAAGCTATGCCAAGCACTCGTCTCGAGCTTGATACATCTTTACGACAATACTTGGCACCGAGTGATGGTTGGATCAGCGTTCGTGCCGTTTCCTCCAGCTTCGATATTTTTGTTACCAATCCAGCGATTGTTGTACGGTGTTCTTGTTACGCAACTACATTTTCATCAACAACAGCAACATTGCCTATCGCTAAGGGACAAAAATTTGTCATTAGCTCCATTGAAGGAGTTACTGAGATGTGGTTCTCACCATCTAACGGCGCCACAACTTAACTTTGTTGTAGGAGGTGCGTTATGTTAAAAGCGCTCCTCCAGCAACTTTTATTAGCTTTCCGAGGTAGCCATAAATCGGTACCGTTCTATAGAAGCACGATTTATCAAACTGGACAATTCACGTCCTCGGTTTCTAACCAGACGTTTCTAACCTATACAGCGCCCAGTGATGGTTATCTTGTTCTCCAGGTTGCTCAGGACACTTCGGTAGAGTACGTAATGCTAACCATGAGACGAGAGACGCTCGATATTGCACAGGCCTACAACGGAGGTTGGGGTTGGCCAGTTGTTACTTCTCCAGTTAAGAAGGGAGAGGAATACACGTTCCTCTACAAGATAACAGGTGGAAATCCGGCCCAGCTTAGATATCACTTGAATTTCTTTTCTTACTTGAATTGATCGTTCCGCCCCTCCTTGCGAGGGGCTTTCTTTTTTTATCTAAATATCGGAGGAAACATGCATCTACAAAATCGACGACATAGGGAGGTTGAGAGATGTGGGATCAATTTTTAAGCCGTCTAAACAATTTTGATCCCGGCGTTCTCAAGAGTTCACTTTTAACTATTGCAGGCTGTTTTACTTCCCTTATCAGCAGTCTCATGGGAGAACATCAAAACCTCTTCTACTGGTTGTTTGGATTTGTGGTCTTCGACTACCTGAGTGGGATTGTGGCCGCGGCTAGGACCGGAACTTGGTCCAGTCGGGTAGGTCTAAAAGGATTGATCCGGAAATTCATCATCCTCATGGTTGCTATCGGATTCCACGGGGTGGATCAGATATTCAATGAACCATGGATTGGGGCCTGGGCAATTGGTGCTCTTTCTCTGAATGAATTGATCTCAATTCTCGAAAACGTTGAGAAGGCTGGATTCGGTCAAATCATCCCACAACGGATCAGAGAAATGCTGGAAACCGTCCAGACGGAACATGAAAAACGCATCAAAGAAAAGGTCCATTTAGGAGAAAGTCAAAATGAATGAGGAAAAATTACCGTTTTCGCAATGGAATCCGCTAATTGCAGAGGATTTTGTTAAGAAGTGGGAAGGCCTCCGTTTGAAGGCCTATCGATGCCCGGGAGGAATTCTTACTGTTGGCTATGGACACACAAAAGGAGTTAAACCAGGCCAAACTATCACCAGACAAGAGGCCGAAAAGCTGATTCGCGATGATTTGATCGAGCACGCCGAGGGATTGGCTCCTTACGTTACTTGCAAACTGACCGAAGGACAGTACATTGCTCTACTAGATTTGGCCTTCAATCTGGGAGTGAGCGCAGTTGCAAAATCTAAGACGCTCGGATATTTGAATTCCGGGAAACTCGAGTTAGCAAAGGAGGGATTCCGATCCTTTGCGAAAAAGAAAATCAGAGACAGGAACGGAAATCTGGTTAAGGATGAGCACGGAAAACAGATGTACGAAATCCTCCCGGGGCTGATGAATCGCCGTGACGATGAGGTGAAATTGATGTGATGAATCCTTTTGAATTGGTCAAGATAGGCGCCGGTGCTGTAATAGTTGCCGGTGCTTATTTTTTTGGCTTGCACAATGGCCAGAATTCTGAGCAGTTGAAAATGGCTCGAACTCAAATCTCAGAACTTACAGCTACAGTCAAGGACTATGAGACACAATACAAAAATCAGGCAATCGCTCTCGCCGAGATGCGTGCTGCTGAATCTAACGCTCGCGCTGACTCTGACCGCCTGCGCTCCCGTATCGCCAGTCTTGAAAAAAGAGCCCAGAGCGCTGCCGATCGAGACACAGTTCGATGTTTGCAGTTGGGAGAAGAGTGTCGACGATTACTGCAGGAGGTTCGAGGACCTATTGAATACTGTAGAAAAGCGCTACAGTAGCAAGTAACCAAGAAGGTTAAAGGAATGGGAGAAACTATGACGAACGATTTAGATAAATACGGGATTAAAAACAGCGAAAGAACTCCGTGTGAAATTTGGACTCGTGTGATGGGTTACCATCGTCCGATTTCTTCTTTCAACATCGGTAAGCAGGGAGAAGTCGCTGAGCGAAAATATTTTGACGAGAAGAAGTGCTGCTGTCGCAAATAA